AGATTCGTGAGGGGAGTAAGGACAATAACAGTTCCGCTTACGATTATACGGACTACCTAGCAATCATATCAAAGTAAGGAGATGAACTTCAATATGAACGAGTAGCGACATAGGAGATTTGGTTAGGGAGGTGGTGACTCCCTTAATGTGTCATAGAGCTTAATTCAGCAACACGTTATCAAGGGAGTAGGAGAACTCCGATATAACACCTTAACCAAACAAGAAGTAATGCATGTTTTCTTGTGGGTATAGACACAGTTTAACATAAGTTCATATGGTGTCAACCCCTTTCAGGTTGATTCTTGCACAAAACACAAATATTTTTATCTTTTTACACCAAAAACAGGTTAAATCTGTAGAAATTACACCAAATTAACAAGAAACACCAAAAGATTGAGTTTAATTGAGTTTGTTGTGTTTAACTCAATCAGGTATCTTCTTAGCACCTAGTACACCAAGCAGATCGCTATGCTCTAACACCAAACAAGTATGATCTTAAACCCAAACAAGACAACACCTAAGACAGGTATATAAATCTAATTATATCTAGTACAGTATGTAATACTTAAAGTATTCTTTAGATATACATAAGTTATACTTACAGTAAGTATTTATATTAAGTATATTATTAGTATATAAATATTATTTATATTTAGTTATATATATATAATTATATAAAAGCTCTTGAATCCTAGATAGCTCATGTATTCAATATATTAATATTATTTAAACTAGATAGATATATCCAACCCCGTAACCCCTATGTCCCCATATTAACCCCTCTTGTTGAATCTTGTCAAGCTTTATTTTTTGTAACAATGGTGTGTTTTTAGATAAGGTATTGTTTTTGCTGTATTTAAAATAATTTAAATGTTTGTGTGCTAGAGGGGTTGACGTATTGAATTTAGTGACATATACTAGTAAATGTAAACAAGAAAACATAAGAGTTAGGAGACTTGTGTTTTAAACTTAATTCTAAAGGGGAGGTTCGTATGAAGTACGAAGGAAAGATTTTTAAAACTATCAAATATGGCGACTTGGTAGTAACCAAGTATATCAATAATCACAATGTATGTGTTAAGTTCATAAACACTAACTATGAAACAACAGCACATATCTGCCATATAAGAAACGGACTAGTTAAAGACAGGTTATTCCCAAGCCTACACGGTGTTGGTGTAGTTGGTGATGCTTCAACTACTGTTGGTGGTATAGTTTTAAAAGAGTATGCCCTATGGAAAGGGGTGATTGGAAGGTGTTACGATAGTGAATTTCACAAAAAGTCTCCTACATATGCAGATTGCTCGGTTTCAGAGAAATTTAAGTATTACCCATACTTTCAAGAGTGGTGTAATAAGCAAATTGGATTTAACGAAGATGGTTGGCATTTGGACAAAGACATCTTAATTAAAGGTAATAAAGTATATAGTGAAGACGCTTGTTGTTTGTTCCTCAAGAGATTAACGGATTGTTTATTAAAAGAGATGCTGCTCGTGGCGACTTACCAATAGGTGTTTGGTTTGATAAGCAGAAAGGAAAATATCAAGCTGATGTATCTGTGGGGCGAAAGAAGAGAAAGCGTTTAGGTTCTTTCTCTACACCAGAAGAAGCATTCCAAATCTACAAAGAAGCTAAGGAAGCTTATATTAAAGAGGTGGCTAACAAATGGAAAGATCAAATTGATAACAGAGTTTACGAAGCTCTTACTACCTATGAAGTTGAAATTAACGATTAATTAATTAGAGAGGAAATTAAACATGGCTACAACATTAAACCACGATAACTCAATCACTGTAGTAGCTTACAGCTTGGCAGAGTTTGCATTTGAATTAACAGATATGGGTGCAAAAGGTTATACCGTAAGCTACGAAAATGATAAGTACCCGTTTGGTGGTATTTCTGGAAGCATGTTCCAAGCGATTCTTGTACCACGACATGGATATTACATCGACAAAGAAGGTAATCATGTAAACGTACCGAATACATCACAGGAAACAGCTCTAAAAGACGATTCTAGCGATGTTAGTGGTGTAGGTGGTACAGACGTAGCTGAAACTGCAAATACGGTTAAAACAGCAGTAAAACGAACACCAACAAAGAAATCTACATAGAGGTTTAATATGATTATAACTAATATTTCACGTTCTGAGATGCTAAGACTAACTCAGACATCGTTTGGTACTCAAATCTTATTGTGTTTTAATAGTCCTCAAGAAGTACGACATGAATTAGGCAATTTTGTAAACTTCTTGAGAGACGAGCAAATAGACTTTACTGTTCGACACCATCAAGGTGAGATTGATTTAGAAGGTTCAAAGTTGATGTTTAAGGTTGTGTCTGATGAGAGTGTTAAAGAGAAACTAGTAGGGATATTAGTTAGTTCTGTCATTTTAAACGATGTAAAACTTTCAACAAGTAGTATTCTCCAACTTCAACACCGTTGTTGGAGATAAACATTAAATAACACCAACACACCTATTGCTAATCGTATTTAGGTGTGTTAAGTTTAGTGTTACTTTAAAACCTTAGATAGTGCATAACAATTTAATTATTTAACAAGGGTGTAGGAGAATGTAATATGTCAAATTCAGCGCAACGGTATAGCGGTCATGGTGATCGAGGTGTAAAAGGGAATGGTAAGCATAACAATCGCAGTACCAATAACCGTGAAAACAAGAAGAATCATGTTGGAGGTAGTGAACCGAAGATGAAATGGGAAGAAGATCGTCAGCAACGTGGTAAAGCAATTCATATTCAACCAAAGAATCAACACCAAGAACAATTCTTAAACAGTATGCGACAAAATATCATCACTATTGGTACTGGTAGTGCAGGGACAGGTAAGAGCTACTTAGCTTGCCGATACGCTGCTTCTGAATTGTTATCAGGTAATATTGAAAAGATTGTGATTACTCGACCTTATGTTGCTGTGTCAGGGCGTACTACAGGGTTTAAACCAAACTCTGATCTTGAGAAGCTACGTCCTTTTGTGTTACCTCTGATTGGCTATTTATCTGATGTGCTAGGTAAAGGTATGGTTGAGGAACAACTACTACTTGCTGACAAGATTGAGTTAGCCCCATTGGAATCAATTCGTGGTCGTAGCTTTGATAATTGTATAGTAATTGTTGACGAATCTTCTAATACCACTATTGGAGAGATGCAAGCACTAACAACACGACTTGGTGAAAACTGTCGTTTGGTCTGTATAGGTGATAACGCCCAGTCTGACACAAAAGATAACGGTTTAAAGTGGTTTGAGGGTGTTGTGTTAAAACATTATATCCCTGATGTTGGTGTTATTCGATTCAACCATGATGATATTGTTCGTTCTGAGATGGTTAAGCAACTGGTTATTGCATTTGAACGAGAAGGTGGTTATGTCAGTTAGTATTAATATTGGTGATAAAATAAATCGACTTACTGTAATTGGTAAGTCCTTTATCAAAAATGGCAGAGCTTACACACCTTGTAAATGTGACTGTGGGACAGTCAAACAAGTCCGTGAAGATGCTTTAAAGAGTGAGGAAAGGGTTTCTTGTGGTTGTTTTAGATTAGAGAGACTTCGTGAAACTATTTCAACACATGGAAAGATGGGCACTAAGTCTTACGGAACTTGGGAAGGTATGTTACAACGGTGTAATAATCCAAATTCAGTAGGTTATCCTGATTATGGAGGTAGGGGTATTACCGTCTGTAAAAGATGGTTGTCTTTTGAAGACTTCCTCACAGATATGGGTGAACGACCAGAGGGTACATCATTAGACCGTATTGATATTAATGGAGACTACTCTCCTGAGAATTGTCGTTGGGCTGATGCAAGTGTGCAAGGGTTTAATCAACGAAAAAGCACAAACAATACATCTGGTCGAACAGGAGTTTCTTGGAACAAACAAAAACTTAAATGGGATGCCTACATTATGAAAGACCGTAAGAAGATTAATCTAGGTAGGTTTGAAAAGAAAGAAGATGCAATCCTTGCTAGAGAGCAAGGTGAGCTTAAATATTATGGTTTTATAAAGGAGATTTAAAATGATTACACAGCAAAAATTTATAGATGTTGTTAGCACACTAACAGAAGATGATTTCAAAGAAGCTCAAGATTTGATTGAACAAATCGGTCAGTTGTTTGAAGATGAGACATTGCGTGAATACTTTAGTCAAGATTCGCTTGAAACTGTACTAAGTTTAATTAATAATAAGTACAGTGATGAAGTAACGATTGCTGTGTTAGTGTCTAAATTCAAATAGGGAGGTTTAAAATGATTTATTTTGTGTTTTGGTATTTAGTTAGTGTAACGGTATTATCAACAATTTACCAGTTTTATAGATTGACTACACTGAATACAGAGAAGGCTTCTAAATTGGGTTTAATAATTGGAACTAACTTTAGGTTTGTTGTTTTCCTGTACTTCTTGTATACTGTTTACCCATTGCTAAGTTTAATTAAATAAGGAGAAAGAAATGAAACATAAAACTTTAGGTAAAGTTGGTAAAACCACAAACAATTCAGATTTTGATGTGTTTCCGATGCTCCCGTTAGATAAACCCAACCGTCTACAGGTTAAAGAAACGACATTTAATACTTATGATTATAAGCTGTTTGGTGAAATTACAGAGGTAGACGATTACTTCGATTTAATTGACGCTCTGAACTATGCTTCACCTGATGATGAGTTTATCATCCGTATTCACTCAGGAGGTGGGTTACTTGGTACAGCAGACGTAATCATCAATGCGATTCAGAATACACAAGCACGTGTTCATGGACATATTGAAAGTTTGTGTGGTAGCGCTTCAACAATCATTTTCCTGAATTGTCATACATACTCTATCTCCCCACGAGCTGAGTTCTTCGTGCACACAGCTTCGTCAGGTACGATCGGGAAGGAGCATGAGAACTACGCTTCAATTATGTTTGATCGCAAACGTGTACACAAGATGATTCGAGATGCTTATGAGGGACTTTTGACAGAACAAGAGATTGATGATGTGTTGAAAGGTCAAGACTACTACTTTGATGCGGAGGAACTGGGTGAACGATTAGAAGCTTACACAGAGTTTCAACAGAAGAAGTTTGAAGCTGAGTTTGAAGCTGAATTAGAAGCTTTTCAAAAGGAACAGGAAGATGACATTGAAGGAGCTTACATCAAACCTAAGAAAAAGAAGATTCTTCCATCTTAATTAATATTGGTTGACACAAAAGGATAAGGTGACGTATGATTGCCTTATCCTTTTTATTTGAATGGAGATATAATGAAACCTAATCAAGAAATTCCACCGCCACCGCTTCCACCACCGATCAGAGTAATTAAAGGTGATAAACTTGTGATTAAAGATGTTGTTGAACAAGAGAAACATAAATGTACTCTAGCTAAGATTAAGAAACGTGAAGATTCAATTACACGAAAACAATTCCTTAAAGATTGTTATAAGTTTTGGAAAGAGTATAAGAAAGTTGAGAGTCCTTACTTTTGGTGGTTAGATTGGTTTAGCATTTGGAACTTAGATGAAAAATACTACCTAGACTGGTACAGACTTGGTGCGCCAAAAAGTTATAAAGATAACAGTTGGTTCGAAAAGAAGTGGGTTATAGAGGATTATGATTTTTGTTGTGTAAATGTCTACAGAAGAGCTGATCCAAACTTAAATAGAATTTACTTTTACTATTGACGCAGGAGATTAAAGAGTGCTAGATTATATACTACGTTTTATCGTAACAATTCTAATTATTACAGGAATTGCTTTCCTAATACCTACACTTGTGATATTCTTTTTACAAGTTTTAATTGTAGCTAGTATATTCTTAGTGATATTGTTTGTTTTAAGTTTATTTTATAAAGGAGATAAAGAGTGAAATATATTAAGTATTTGCAGCAGATGGTCAAAGTGAATTGCAAGTAATTTTGGACAAGTATTGCTCCAAATATAAGCACAACATAATTCAACAATGTTCTAGTGTAGCTTATGATTTTGACGCAAGTTTCGGAAGTACTAAGGCAAAGTACCTATTAACAGTAACATTTGATGATCAGGAGAGTTAAAATGAGTTGTTTAAATAACGGTAAACCTTGTAATTTACAAGTAAACGGGTATAAAATATTTGACATTGACGATGATGGCGTCTATATCTCTAAGTCTAAAGAAGATTTATTGGAGAACTTCTTAAAATACGGAAGTACGCAAGAAATTTATGGAGTATCTGAAAAAGAATTACTCGAAGAAATGAGAGAAATCTCTTTATGTTCAAATGAAGCTCGTAGAGAACGTAGTTGGGATTCAGATGATGTACGATGCTTGTATGATTTATACAAAGAGTCTGCTTTATCTGATCAAGGAACACAGATGTTGTTAACTTATAATTTATGAGAGGATTAAGTTATGTTAAAACTACTACGAAGGTTATTCTGTATACCTCATCGCTGGGAATGTGAGAGCTGTATTCTGACAGACGAGTGGTATGAAGTATGTAGAAAGTGTGGTAAAATACGAAAGATTAAGAAAGTTATTATTTAAGGAGATATGTTATGCAACTTTTATATATTAATGCTGATTTCGATGATAACGGATTAGAAACTGAGATCTACGATAGTATCGAATCTTTTGTAGAAGATCGGATTGGAATTGCTTACAGCCTCATAGAATTGGAAGTACTATCTGAAGACGAGGATGACGTAGATGTAGTATTCGTATTAGATTTGCTGAAAACAGGTTTACACGAGGGAGAATGGGGTACAGAAGAAGTTTGGTTTATTGAAAATGGTAAGTTTAAACAAGGAATTTAGGAGTTTAAAATGGACACTAAAGAACTAGAAGCTTTCAAGAAATTAAAAGATGGTCTTATGTCAATAAACGGAGCATTGACTAAATTAGGTAAAGATAAAGATGATTTAATTGTTTGTTTACCTAACAGCGAATTTGCATATTTTAAAACAGTCCTAGATAGTGGGGTTAGTTCAGCAAGTAACTTTTATACAAGAGTATCTGACGATGAGTTCCAATTATCAGGTATTCGTATTAAGAAGTATTGAGGATTGTTAAATGAGTAATCAAGTTAAGAAAGCTATGCTATTCGCACAAGATAAGCATAAAGGACAAAAGTATGGAAACAAAGATTACTTCTTATACCATGTATGTAGTGTAGTATACTCTCTTGATGGTTCAATTAATCAAGAATATTGCTATGGAGCACACAAGGAAGAAATCTTAATCTCTGCTTACCTACATGATTGTGTTGAAGATTGTGATGTAACAATTGAAGAGATTAGTAAAGAGTTTGGAACAAGTGTAGCACTTTATGTTGACTGCTTAACTAAACGTAAAGGTGAGTCAAGAGAGGCATATTTAGAGCGTGTATGTACATCACCTATAGCTGCACTGATTAAGTTACACGATGCTACGCAGAATGCCACACAGAGTTTGATTTGTACGGATTTGGAACGATTTGCTAAGTATATGAAATACATCGGTGTGCTGGGTAAACATATTGAGATAATGTCTAAGGAGAAATAAATGAAAATTAAACACCAGAGTAAAAGTTTAAATAGTGAGGATAAATAAATGGGTTGTAACAAACTAAATAATTACTATATAAAAGATATAGATAAAATTATTGATGGCAATATAAAACTAAAAACCAAAGGTTACGGATACTTAACAGTAACAGAGAGGTTGAGTGGTGGTTACTGCTGTGTTAAATTTGAGGATACGGGTTGGGTAACTAATGCGAAATTCGACAATATATTATACGGTAAAGTTAGAGATAAGATGGTTAGAACAGCTTATGGTGTGGGTGTCATAGGTAGTAAATATCCAACATCAATGAATGGGAAGAAGATAAGAGAATATTCACTATGGTTATCAATTCTTAGTCGAGTTTATAGTAAAAGTGAAAGGAAATCATTATCAACATATAAGGGTTGTGAAGTATCGGAAAATTTCAAATCGTATGAATATTTTTACGAATGGTGCAATAACCAAGTGGGGTTTAATTCATTAGACGAAAAAGGAAAATACTTTGAAATTGATAAAGATTTACTTATTAAAAATAACAAGGCCTATTCAGAAGACGGATGTGTATTCATACCACATTCACTGAATACTTTACTAGTAAAAAGTAACAGTATACGAGGGGAACACCTGATTGGCGTGTGTTACAATAAGAAATTAAACAAGTATCAAGCAAACATTAAAAAATATAGTAAACCCATTTATGTGGGGCTATTTGACACCGAGTTAGACGCATTTAGCGCTTACAAAGTTGAAAAGGAAATATATGTGAAAGAGCTAGCGCAAAAATACATGAATGATATTGATGAACGTTCTTATGTTGCACTATTAAATTACAAGGTTGATATAAATGATTAACAATATACGCCCACTATTATCATGTGAAGTACCTTTCGATAAGATTAAATTCCCTATCTACGTAAGTACCAAATTTGATGGTATTAGAGCTTTAGTAATTGATGGGGTTGTTTACAGCAGAAGTTTAAAACCTATTCGCAACAAACACGTACAAAAGCTTTTTGGTAAACAGGAGTACAACGGTTTTGATGGTGAACTAATCGTTGGTGATATTTATGCTAAAGATGTTTTTCAAAAGACAACATCAGGTGTCATGTCTACAGATGGAACACCTAATGTAACTTATTATGTTTTTGATGTCTTTACAAATAATACAGAAACATATAAAGAACGTCTGTACACCTTAAATGACAAACTTGTATTAGATCAATTCCCTAATGTGGTAGCTACACAACAGTGGTACATTAAAACAGAGGAAGAACTAACAAAGTTACTAAGTAAGGAGAAAGTAAAAGGTGGTGAAGGTTTGATTGGCAGGAATCCTGATGGTGTTTATAAGTATGGAAGATCAACACCTAAAGAGCAGTTATCTATTAAGTTTAAGTTCTTTCAACAAGAAGACTTTGAGGTTGTAGGGTTTAATGAACGTATGCACAACACAAATGAACAGAAGCGTGATGAATTAGGTTATGCTGAACGTAGTAGCGCAAAAGATGGTTTAGTCCCTACAAATACACTAGGTAGTTTAGTATTGAAGTATGGTGATGATACATTTAACTGTGGCACGGGTTTTTCGGATGCTCTTAGGTATGAAATCTGGTCTAATCAAGATAAGTATTTAGGAAAGTTAGCATCAATTCGCTATATGAGTGTGGGGGCTAAAGATAAGCCGAGATGCCCTTCTTTTGTTTGGTTTAGACACATAGAAGATATTAGTTAAGGAGAAGATTGAATGGGTTGGTTAATATTCGGATTACTTCTCTGCTTACTTTGTACAGTAGGGATGACAACACAAGAAATATCAGGAGACATTATGAAGATGGTACTAGGCGTTAGCATCTGCATTTTAATCGGATGGGTGTGGTGGTTGAAATGAAAGAACACGGGAACAAAAAACATGGTATGTCTCACAGTAGACCTTGGTACATTTGGGCAGACATGAAAAGACGTTGTAATAGTAACGAAAGAAAGTCCTTTAAATTCTACAAAGAAAGAGGAATTACCTACCAAAACTCATGGGAGTTTTTTGAAAATTTTTGGGATGACATGAAGCACACATATGAGAATCACTTAACTTTAGACAGAATCGACCCTACTGGGAATTACACCGTAGAGAATTGTAGGTGGATTACAAAAGAAGAACAACAGAGAAATAAAACAGTTTACAAAAGTAATAAACTAGGTGTTGCAGGGTGTTACTTATCTAAGAGTAGAGGTTCGGATATATTAGTTTGCAGTATTTCCGATAAAGGTAAAATCAAGCGTAGAGTGTTTTCCTTAAATAAGTACACTTTAGAAGAAGCTCTAGAATTAGCGAAAATTTGGAGGGATGATATTAAAGAGAAGCTTGGTTATAGCGTTTTTCATGGAGGTTGCAAATGAAAAATAAACATAAGAAAATGTATATGAATATTGCTCAGTGTTTAGCGGATTGTTCAAACGATGATCGTTTGAAAGTCGGGTCTGTTATTGTAAAAAATAACAACATAGTAAGCACGGGGTATAACGCACACACCGAGCACATCACAGCACCAAATCAACTACCCAATGGGCAAACCGACCCTCGTGTTAGGCATAGTGAGAAAAATGCGTTAATGGGTTTGATTAAAAGTAATGAAAATGCTGTTGGTGCAACAATGCTGTGTACTCATGCATGTTGTTATTTCTGCGCTATTGATATTGTAGATGCTGGAATCACGCACTTCATCTACAAGCACACTTACCGAAGTGATGACGGGTTAAAGCACTTACAACAAAACGGGGTTATTGTTGAACAAATGATTGACAACACTTAGTCAGTTGTATTATATTTGAATAACAGACTAATTAAGGAGATTTACCATGAAACTTAAAAACAAATTACTATCTATAGGTGCAATTCTACTACTCTCTTGTCAGTATTCACCAGTGTATGCACAAATAGTAGATAATACCTTAAACCCTGTTGGTGTTGAATTGACTCTCTGCGAGAGTATTGCTGAGTTTGCAGAAGATGTATCTAATGCTCGTCAGAATGGAGTTAGTTATGAAGTTGCTATTTCAGTAGCTCCTGCACCAACAACACAAGCTGAGAAAGATATTAAACTTATCTTAGATGAAATTACATACGCTGCTTGGCAATTAAATATTGTTGAGAGTAGATACGGTAAAGCTTATTTAAGTAATGAGTTTAGTAAACAAGTTTATCTGATATGTGTCGGAGATTGGATATGAGTATTGAAGCGCAAGCAGAGTTCGATAAAAATATTTTGTACATAAAAGATTGGACGGTTGAAATACACTTTTGGGATAAATGTTTTCGTTGTTCTAAATCTTATGTTGAAACAAGATGGTTTGACACATTAGAAGAAGCGATTGCGCACTGTTCGGAGAATTAGTTTATGGATGTATTTGTGTTATTATTTATTTTATCGTTTATAGCTTTAATTGTTACACTTGTTGTGATGAGCCTTTATAAAAAGCGGAAAATGAAAAGCAAAGTAGCTAAAGGTTCTAAACACATTGGTTGGGTTTCAGATATGTTAGGACAAGGTTATGAGTCTACTGAACTTTACACTGATGGAAAGATGCACGATGTTATCGTTGGTAAAACTACTTATAAGTTTGAAACTTCTTGGTATCAACGAGAAGTGAACGAAACACAAGAGAAGTGGAAAGAGACTGTACCTAAACATTCAACACGTATTAAACTACGAGCTTCTCGTAAATTACGAAATAAACAGAAGGGTAAGAAAAAATGAATGTCTTATCTTTAAAAGATCGACTCAAGTTAATTAACAGAGTGCTTAAACTGGCACTATCTAAAGACACAACTTATGTAAATTTATTGTGGAAGAATAGTGGAAGTAAGATTCCAACCCATACTTTTTATGTAGAAGGGACTGACCCTAAAGAACCGTTTTTAGAGTATATCGCAACCGTTGCAGGAAGCTCAGAGGATTTAGAATTTTTAAATAAACGAGCAGAGTTTTTTCTTGGATAAAACAACTGTCGGATATTGTCTTTTGAATAACTTAGAATTAAGTGATTACCAATATGTAGGTAAACCAATTCGTAATGTTAAGGAGTTGAAGGATGAGTAAAGTTTATATCTTAAAGTCTGTAGATTGGGAATTAAATAAATACACAGAAGGTGTATTCTCATCTTTTTCAGCAATGGTTACATGGTTAAAGAATGAACATGGTTATGAATCAGAATTAGATGAATCCTCAAACGAGATATATGGTGTATTTAAGAAAGAGACCAACCTAGAGAGTCTGATGGAGACTTTTAAACTTCATTACGAAGTGCATGACCTAATCGGAGAAACATCTCATAAAACAGATAAATTGGTGATTAAGGGGGGGGGGGGGGGTAGTCAGTAATGTTAAGTTTAAGACAAAGGGGTTACGCCATATTTAAATCCCTGTATTTTGGAATATTACCCTCTTGGTTTTATGAAAAACATTGTCACTATTCATGTAACGGAGAAGGTATGGGCGTTAGAGCATATCTACAACACCTTTGGTTGAACCTTATCATTGTTAAATGTTTGGTGTTAAAGACTGAGCACGAATGTACTCACGATTTTCATAAAATGAAAATAAATAAGTGGTTTAGGTGGCAATATAACGATTAAATGAAAATTAGGGGACTTTATGTCCCCTTTTTCTTGCTTTATTGAAAATATGGGTGTAATATGGTTGATATATTCAATTTAAGGAGATTATTAAATGAACGCAGAAGAACACTTCTTAGCTGCACAAACATTAGTAACAGAAGAAGTAACATACTTACAAGATGAAGATGGGAACATTATGATCTTACAAGATGGTATGTATATCACTTTAACACCACAACAACAGATAGCTTTGAAATCTTTATTAGAAGCTCATATTGATACGTTACAATTTGTATGGAGTAAAGATGAAATTTAAGCATAACCAAAAGATCAAATGTATTGACGATAGTAAACAGAAAGTCTTAAAGGTAGGAGAAATCTACACAGCTGATACAACCTTTAATGCGCTAGATAATCGAGTATTTATTAAAGAGTGGAAACGGTTTTCTTTTTCTATGTCACGTTTCGAAGTTGTTGAGTAGGAGATGAATCATGAGTTTTGGTTCAAGCAGTGATGAGATAATTAAGTGGGTAAAGGAAGATGTCTACCAGCAAGCAATAAATAAAGCTGTAGTTGAAGGCGTTACATCTAAAGATATTGAAGACTTATACGATGAGTTAGAGCGTATCGACAAGTTAGAAGATGTATAGAACGAATGAATGGATAGAGTTAACCACTCTCTTTTTATTTGACACACAGAAATGAAATATGTATAATCAATTTAATTAAACAAAGGAGAATTTTAATGTTTAAAAAACTTTTTAGAAACCGAAAACTGGATATAGTTCCACAAGACCACACGCACTATGAAAAAATGAGAACATATAACATCTATTGGAAAATAGATGGTGAAGATGTCTACTTATGGAACGGAGTTGGACACTACTGGCAACAAATGTTCTATGTTGATATTGAGAAGTATCAAGAAAAGCTTATTAGTGCAAAAACAGAGGAGATATGAAATGCAAGGTTACGGTCAAGTAAACATGAAAGGTAAGTTGACTAGACGACTAGGTTGTAAATGCTGCACTGCCTTCAACTTTACTAAATTAAATAGATATTCAAAAGTACAGGAACAGAAAGAAATATCAGATGGTGTTAATGAGTTGTATTCAGATGATGAGGTTATCTACAATGATCCTTATATGAAATCTCTATATCCTCATGCGAATAAAATCTCATCTTATTATCATTGGATTTGTGGTTATGATGTTCTTGTTGTAGATGGTAAGTTAGTTGGGTATTTGACTGATGCTTTAGAACTATTAGCTTATGCTTATCACACAGGAGAGAATTACACAGACAGAGATGATCTTGAAATGAAATACTACGAACACTTATATTGTGGTTATGAACTTTGGGGATTTTTACCCTAAATGTTGACACAGAATAAAAACCCAAGTACACTTACACACAATCTATAGGAGATATAAAATGCAACTAACACCAACACACGAACAACAGACAATCTTAGATTCATTCAAAGAACATCGTATTCTTAAAGTAAACGCATGTGCTGGGTCAGGTAAATCTAGCACATTGAAAATGTTAGCTGAACAAAACAACCAACCATCGTTGTATGTTTGTTATAACAAAACTGTTGCTACAGAAGCACAAAACAAATTCCCTAAGAATGTAAACTGTAGAACAACACACTCACTAGCTTACAGTGTCTTTGGAAGTATGTTACAACACAAACTAAGTAGAGTGAAGGGTATTGGTTATATTAATGTAGCTAAAACTGTTTCAGAGATTGTTAAGTATTATCGCATTGAAGATATTACACCACGAGAAGGTGTAGCTGTTACAGCACGTACAATTGCAACACTAATCAAAGATACTGTGAATCGCTTTCAGAACAGTATGGATGAACACATCACAATTAAGAACATTCCGTATAAACAGTTAAAAGAAGTTTTAGATACACACCCTGATATTGATGAACCTACTCTTAAAGATAAGATTGTTCGATATGCAAATATTTTATGGTGTGATCGTATTAATCCAAACTCTGTAGTTATGGCAGAGCATGATACATACTTAAAACTATGGCAGTTATCTAAACCACAACTACCTTATGATATTATCTACTTTGATGAGGCACAAGATGCTAACCCTGTAATGCTAGATGTTATTATGAATCAGAAGCACTGTAAGATTGTCTATGTTGGAGATTCTTTTCAAAGTATCTATCAGTGGCGACAGGCTGTAAACGCTATGGAGAATATTGAAGCACCAACAAAGGTATTGTCTCAATCGTTCCGCTTTGGTAACTCCATTGCTGAGTTAGCTACATACATTATTGATGGGCAGATACATATTAAAGGAACACCAACAATTGAGAGCAGTGTTACCCAAGTGAACACAGAACAGTACACAATGATCTTTCGCACCAATGCTTGTTTGATTGACAATGCTGTACGCCTATTATCTGCTGGTAAACGTGTTAAGTGCGAGATCGACACAACTAAGTTTGAAAGCTTATTAAAGAGTGTTGAAGCTTTATTCATTGGAGATTCTAAGAATGTAAAAGATGAAGATATTTCTCTATATGGTACATGGAACGATTTGCTGGAAGCTTTAGATGAACACATAGAATACAAACGGATTGTAAATATTGTATTAGGTAATCAAACACAACGCTACTTATCAGCTTTGAACAAGATGAAGAAACAATCAAGTGATTTTGATATTCTTCTGATTACAGCACACAAGAGTAAAGGTATGGAGTGGGATAATGTAATTGTTGGTGATGACTTTCCTGTAGAAACTATTCTAAAACTTCCACATGAGAAAGGTTACAACCAACAAGAAATTAACTTATTCTATGTAGCTTGTACACGAGCTAAGTTGAATATACAACTGCCAGCAGAATTTGAGCAAGTATTTAATGAAGCTCTAAACGATTATGAAGAAGAGGATTTTGATGACTGAAGAAGAATACAAACCGTTTGATTTTAAGGAGTACACAGAGCACTTACAATCTGAAAGCTTTAGGAATGAACAAATAAAACAGTTAGTTCAAAACTATAGATTACAGAAAACTATCAATAGGGAGAACTTAGCTATTTTAAGTTCTTTCTCTGATCCAGAAAAGAAAGCTGATATATTTAATTCTGTTTGTCAGGTTTGGAGTGGTGTGTTAGAATCTGACACAGAAGTATCTACGATAGAGGATATTATTCTTATGTCTTTAGCTACAGAAGATTGTGTTAAACTGTTGTACGACAACAAGCACACCAACTACTTCCCCACTGGTAAAGTCTTTGAACAACACTTAGAACACCCTGTTCAAAAGTTATTAACTAAGACTAAGCACTTAGGAAAGAGACAAGCAAACAAACAGAAAACACCAATGCAAGCAATTAATTATGTTTATACAGCTAAGAGTAATAGTGATAGAGATAACAAGTTGAAAGAGATAGAGAAGTCTTTAGCTGAAGCTCACCATATGATTAGCTTATTAGCTGTTAATCAAATCGGATTGTCTTTACAAGTTGATCAAACTAACCATCAACTATCAGAAGTACATACAAGGTTAGCTTTAGTTGAAGATAAAGTTAAGGATGACAGGAAGTTAAAGTTGTATGCTCTTTACACTTCTAATAAGAAGACAACTAACTCTGAAATATCTAAAGAGATTGGTGTTAATGTTAGAACGATTAGAAGATGGTTATCCGAACTAAGAAGTTTAGGTGTTATTGAATGAAGTACAGAGAATGAGAGAAATCTTGTTCTCTTTTTCTTGTTTATGTGGTTACTAGCGTTTATCTGATATTCCGATACTAAAGTTGTGTTTTATCTAATTTTTCTCTAGGTAGGACATTTTGTCCCTTTTCCTTTAAAATTTCTTTATATAATAGTAAATATGTAAGAAAAATATCAACACAGAAATATCTAACCACATAAAATTTGATAAGGGTGTTGGTTAGAAAAGATAATAATTGTTATAATAAAAATATCCATAGGTACATAATAAAATAAATAATACTAATAAAGAAGATTCTTAAAATATCCATACTAACAAAGTTAATAAATCAATATAATACACCACATCAAAAGCACCTCTAGCACTCTATCAGTTAACAATAAAATTAGTATCAAAATATCTACCAATCCTATTGTTCTTTCATTGTTATTCTATTGTTATTATTCTATTGTTAACCCCCTATGGTTATTGGATTCCTACCTTAAAAATTATTTCTTAGGAAGTAGTGCTTTTCTTATCGTATTTTTATGGTCTATCAGAAATATCCAGTTTTATAGAAGTGTTGTTTAACAAGCACCATCACCTCATTATCAAAACCCTCTAAAATATAGAAATATCTAATAGAAAATATTCTACCCTTTCCTAGTAGTACCCTAACTTAAGTGATACTATTCTTAAGTTAGGCCGTCGCTAGGTTATGTTACCACTCAATCATATAGATGCGTTTGTGTTCTTTCTTCCATTGTATGTTGAGCTCTAAGTTCTGCAATTCATCTAACGACATACCAAATTCATCTTGCAACCAAGTGAATGCTTCAGTACGTGATCTAAATTTATTCTTTGATGATATACCTAACTCAAAGTTAACTACAATTAAAACCACTGGAAAGTTCATAGTGTTCTCACTTTCGTTGGTGTGTCTTGGTTGTGTTAATCACTAAGACTTACTGTCTTTGTATGTATTCATTATCGTTAATTGCACATACAGTGTCAACACTTTCATGCATATTTATTCATTTAATTTAGTTATCATTCTTGCATGTATTCATAACAGATGTACTTGTGCGTAACTCTGTGGATAACTATTAGTAAACTGTGGATATTCACATCCGTTCAGGGATAACTTTTAGTTGTATTTGTTAGTATTTGTTAGGGTACTATTGGTATAGCCAGTGGAGAATTGTTTAAGGGGTAGAGGTTGTCAAACAATAGAATGAATAAGAGATAACATTAGCAGATAGATTTTATAGAACAATATAATCATTATAAGATAATAATTCAATAAGCTAAATTAAATACATGCCCGTATATACTTATATATGCTTATTATAACGTGTTTAATAGTTTAAGCTGCTACGGTATGACATAATCACTTTATATACGCTTATATAGTGCATTGTATAGAATACTTTTATTAAGACGTAAAAAAGCCCCAGTTAAGGGGCATTGTGTGAAGGGTGGTTTTAATTACTTAAAAAATGGTCTAATATACTATTCATAACTGACAATGTACTCATAAATAAATCATGATCAATTTCGCATTGCTCCTTACTTGTATTAAAAGCCTTATATACAAGATCATAAGCTTTAAAATAAAAGTCTGCTGAAGACGTACAATCTTTCGTACTGAATAAAACATCTTTACCGTTTACGTTTAATACTAGAGTTTTCATTTTGTTACCCTTGTTTAGTAATTGCCTTGCTAGGCGGTATAAGATGATTATACATTAATTAAAAAGAAAGTGTAAACTATTTTTTCATTATTTAATACCTATTATCAAACTGATATAAACAAAAGCACATAGTAGGATCATAAAGCTGAATAGCGTTATCATATCGCCTAATGTGTAGCTATGCTTCTTTGTGCTGAATAATTTAGTGGATAGTAAGTCTTTCGATTCATATAAAGCACGCTGTTTTATACGTTTTATGCGTTGTAACTGTTTAGCATTCATATCTTTAGTCCCAATTAATTAAATCAAATACGTCTGCTACAATAATGTCTATACGTTCATCATCTACTTTGAAATGATCAAAGAAACAATCTGAGAAGTTAGCATTATATGGATGTGTTTGATCGTAGCCTTTCTCCCACTTAACGCCTGTTACTTCTAACACGTTACTTGGGAATACATCCCTGTCACATTTATCAATGTATTCTTCCGTAGTGTCATAACTGATAATAGTCCAAACACTACCGTCTTTTAGTCGAAAACCTTTTTTCATTTTTAATCCTCTTATTAGAATAACATACCTTTATCGTCTAAACGTAAAGCTTGTTCTTTCAATGTGATTTTATATTGTTTAAAGTTCATCACAAGATTCTCCCATGCGTCACTTGATTATGACGATATAAACCAGTATTTAAGATTTCGTTTAATGTGTTTCCGCTTGTATAGTCTAGTTTTAAAAGAAGAGTATCTTTACAAGTAAACAAGACAATTGTGTAGCCTTTGTTGTATTGTTCAATAATTTGTTGCTTGTTTAAGCTTTTCATATTTCACCTTTAAAAGTTTAATTACAGTAAATCTTTTAAAACTTTATTACTTGATTAAATTATACAATTGATTTGGTGTATAGTTTTTACCATCGCTTAGTGTGAATATATAATCAAAAGTTTTATTTTTAACTTTTAAAATACTTCCACATTTTATATAAAAACTATCCCCAATGTTTAGGCAGTAAACTTTACCAACGTGTTTAAAGTGTTTAAATTGTTTAACTCTCATTTTAAAAGCCTTCCATTTTCATGCATTAACAATATTAACTTTTTTAAGTTTAGAATAATAATCAACATCACACAATAAATAAAAGCTATAATTTTGTGCAATCATATCGATTAAACTATAACAGCATGGTGCATAGGATTTAATAAGCTTTTTGCCTTTTATAACGTGAGCTTGTATTGTTACCTTTCCAGTCTGTCTATTTTCGTACCTATTGACTACTAGCATTGTTTAAATACCTTTAATAAAACAATCTTTATATTGTGATTCTTGCAAGCTGCACATTGATTCATTGTACACATTAATTTCGTATAACTTGCCATTTTCTAAAAGTACCCTATAAGCTGAATTAATCCAATATACTTTTTGACCTTGTTCTAACGCTTGCATAATTTCTAAATAACTCATTTTAACTTTCCTTATATAATGCCATGTTTAAAATCAAATTGTTTATCACTAATTTGGTATCGTGTACCGTTCAAAACCACATACAACAAAGGGTAATTACTAAAACACTTTGAACGTACTTTTAAAACATTTCGCTTATTTGCTTTTATTGCAATAAACTTATCATTTACTATAAAAGCATGTTTCAAGTTTAATTCGTTAATATGTTTCATTGTCTTATGCCTTTTATTTAGAATACAATTCATTCAATAACTTTTGATTATGATTAATCTTTCTGCCTGAATTAATCGCTTGTTTAGTGAACCATAATGACCAACCTTTATAAGATGCAAATCTTTCCACTGTTAAAAAGTCATTGTAGTATTCTATATATATTTCATTCAATTCTAACGCTAGTTGCTTTTGATTGATCATTTTATACGCTCACTTATTTGAGTTTACGAAAATAAACTTATATAAATCGTTTTAAATTGTGTGCATCATATCTCTATTAATACAATGCACGCTTGTTTAACCCTAAATCATTTGCGCTTATATTTGTAAATCGTTCTTTCCCCACAAAAAGAGTCGCAAACGGTTTCTTGGCTGATCAATTCTAAATCTAACCAAACTAGAAACGCCCTGCAATTTCTTAATTCGTTGCAAATTAGGTCATCATCTAAATATAATTGATTATCCACGTTAGATTCTTTATAATCGACATAAGTTAATATTTTCATTTTAAATACCTTAATACAATGCACATTGTTTGATGTTTATTTGCTTAATTCCCTACGGCTTACCCAACGGTATGAGCAGTTAGGCATGTTTTTAATGTATTCTAAAGCAACCAGTTTACGCTCTGTTAGTGTAGATGCGTGTAAGTCAAAATGTTCTACATCATCCCAACCATAACCGCCATTTTGTTGCAATATTCTCCAATATGTATATTTAAGCTTTTTCATTTTACTTTCCTTTTATTAGTCTTGAGGCTCATTTTGTAAACCGTCTAAAATGTCGGCTGCAATCGCTTCACGTTCACTATAATAAGCATCATTCACTAAACTATTGGCTTCTTGCATGACGCAGTCTAAAGAGTTTTCACATCCTGAAAAGTCTAGGCAGTCTGCACTGTACTCATTAAAAGACGATCCTGCTACTACTTCCCACGCATCTGCATAGTAAATAACTTCAGGAGCACAGTAACTATTCTCATCCAATAAGTCACAGACATCACTAGGCGTTAGCTCGTTGATTTCGTCTTGTGATAATCGGCTTAAAACATCCTGAGCATCTGATTTAATAGAATCAAGTACAGTGCTTAAAGTAAAGTTTGACATGGTGATTTTCCTTTTAATGTGCATTATTGCACGGTGTTTATATATTAATGCAATCTAGCTTGTAAATTGCACTGTATATAAACTTAAAAACAAATTTGCTCTAGCACATCTTTACCATTCACAACAAACAAGACGCCTCGACCAAAACGTTCAGCTTCTTTTAGCAATTTAGCTTGTTTTAGAGCTTTATTTTCAAAACAATACACAACTTCAGTGTTAGCTTCATCAAAGTTTTGTTGAGCAACTTCAGATTGATAAGACACTTCAAAACGCATTTTACTATTTCCTATTTGTTCGTTTAGCTTGATTGCTTCCGATGTGGTCATATTAGTAAATTTATAAAACCGCGTCAACACCTATTTTAAATTAATTATAAAGTTTTTAATAAGTAATTGAATATTAAATAAAATTATCTTTTAAAAATACAATGTTTTTTGCATCCCTTGCATGTTTTTACGTTGTGCCGTGTTTTTTCAATGCTTGTTTTATTATTAGTGCATAAGGAAAGGCTTAAAACGTGGCGTTACCTGCTGGCAGCTTATAAAACTCATTTTTCACTATAAAGGAAACGCGCCTATGCGAATACACTAATAAGCATACTCAAGTCAATTTATTTTAAAAGTTTTTTGTAACTGTAAAGCTTATACAAGCTAGGAATTTAAGGTTATGAATAATCAATTCATTAATAACTAAAAGTTATAATTAAATCAAGTTATAAATTTTTAATTATTGATAAATATTTTTTATTTGTACCAATGAATTTGAAATTGAAAGAAGTTATACCGAAATTCAGATACCTAAAACTTTTAGGGGAAAAACAGGTCTGGCATGAAGTGACAAAATTTTTAGAATCGCTAGGTCAAACAGCAAATGCCAAAAAAATCAGTAACCGAAGCGTCCGAACCAAAGTGGGCATTAGTCATGTTTATCAAGGACTTAGGGTCTCAATACTAAAAGCACTCACAGTTAAATATGGGTAAATAAAAAGAGAGCCTAAGCTCTCAATCTGTAATTTCAACTGTCCAATTCATTAAAGCGTCATAAACTTTAGGGTCAATTTGATCTTTCCATTTGTTTGCTAAAGATTTGATATGAGCTTCTTTAACAGGTTTATAGGCATAGAAAGCTTCTTCAGGTGTATCATAAGTACCCAACGATTCCCACTTATCTCCTCTTTGTATTCTAGCTCTATAACGTGTCTTAGTGCTATTATAAATAACTCCCTGTGGGAAAGCTCCCCTAACCTTCTTATTATTAGGTAATGCACAATTGATTTCAGCAGGAACAAAACAGCATGTATCTTCAGAATAAAGCTTAACTCCTTTGGAAAGAATATCTTTATCTAATTGCCAACCATCTTCGTTAAATCCAACCTGTTGATTGCACCACTCTTTAAAATAAGAGTAGAATTTAAAATTCTCCGACATCTCAACGTCTTTATATGACGGAAGTTTGTCCCTAGTATTCTCATTATAGCATCGCTGTCTTATTCCATTCCAAACGCTATATTCTTTAGGTACAGGATGACATCTTCTCAGTTCGTTAGGCATATCCATAACACCAACTGCATATACAGGAAAAGCTTCATTGTCTCTGATCTCACCTTTCCTTATTTCTGATGTTGCTGTTTTACGGATGTTTCCTGTGTTTAAAAATTTAACGGTAACATCTCTATAGTTGATATACTCTAACACAAGTATATCACCATAACTCTTTGTTGGATAAACCTTACCCTCATATTCACTTTTCTTCAAAGCTAATTGCTCTTCTCTTTTCACTTCTTTACTCCTCTAATTAAACTTTTCTATAGGATTTTGACTTCCTATTCTGTGTACCGCAACGAATTAAAATATTGCAACGTTTTGATATTACTAGGGAAATACCTCTTAAAAACAAAATATTCAAGATTTTTAAATACTGATTTAAATTATCTTAGGAAATCAAAGTATGTGACCTTGACCTCCTAAATAAAAAGTATCTGCAATTCAATTTTGAATATCAAAAACCTGTAAGATTATTTGGTATCCCCTTTTAGAATACCTTCAACCAACTCTAAATAGTAGTCACCGCCTTGTTTCCTAATACCTGTATAGCACTTCTCCAAAGCATCATCAATACGCTTCTTTAGGTCATCAATCTCAGCTTGTTTGGATTGTTTGCCTGCTTCATAAAACTTGTAAAACTCAGGACGATTCATTTCTAAATCAGCTAAAGCTTTATTTACACGCTTCCCTTCACCAAATAGAATTAAAGCTTCTGTTAACTCATTCTTCTCTTGGTCTAGCACTTGTTCAAAACTTTTAGTCATTTTCATCTCCTTTATTCCTGCTAGTGTGACTAACTTAATATTTTCACTCCAGTAATCAAAATTCAAAGCTCCGCAGTAGTTGACTGTTGCAACTATAAAGTTGTGGTTACGCAAGTAATGATTCACAACACCATAACCTTTACTTTCTAAAACATTAACAATATCCTCAAGCGTTTGCTCTTTGTTAATTTCTACTTTAATGTTCTCATAATCACTCATTACCTTTCTCCTTGTCTAAATAAATTTGTTCTGCAATCCACTCAACAACATACTCTTCATGGAAGTTTAACAATATAATATTCTCGTCACTTAACTCATGCACCAACTCTGTAGTAATATCATGTGAGAAATCGTCCCAACTCTCTCCTGCACCATTACCATCTTTAAATAACTCTACGTTACCTGTATAACGAAATACGCAGTATTGACTCTCAATATACAGAGCAATTAAATTATTGTTCCAATCTATTGAGTCAAATTCGTAATTATTCCATAAACTAATAAATTTCATAACATAGTACCCCTACTAATAATCACAATGTAAGCAGTATATATCACCATCAAAGTATTTACAAGACCAACCATCTTGAATAATCACATCACATTTAGAGCAAACCACTTCATTTTTACTAAAATCACTAAACCAATAAGAACCACAACAATTGCATTGTGATGTATCTTCTTCTGTAATATTCCCGCATTGATCACAAATAAAATTCATAATCGCCCCTCAAACTAAATCAGTAAGGACAAAATTATTATCCCCATTAGGACGTTTCTCAATCGCATATTCAACAACACAACCTCTTTGTTTCAGTTGATCAACCACCCACAATATTTGTCTTGATGTGAGGGTTTTATATTCTTTCGCTGAAATCTGAATAGGTAATGTTTCCCCTACTTCGATATAGTATTCAAACATTTTATATATGTCAAATACAATCTTGTTTAGTGGAGCTTCTTCTCGTTTAGATTGGTATAGTTTACCAAGCTCTGATTTGTATTCTTTAGTCATTTCATTTCTCCTTAAATTTCTTCATCAACATAATAAACACAGGATTTGCGTAACCTGTCACCCACAACACACCCTCTGTTTTCTTGTATTTAAATTTAATAACTTCATTAAATGATAAACCGTTACCTTCATACACATCATATCCACAGTCTACTAACCAGTCCTTGAACTCGTTCTGAATTCTCTTGCTTCGTAATAACCAAGAGAAGTAGCGCGATGTTTTCTTATTACCTTTCATAGTCCATCTCCTTTAATTTATGATTTAAGTGTAATACAAAATAAGAAAGGGATCAACCCTAAAGTCAATCCCTTTTGTAATTAAGCACCTTTTGTCTTCAAATCTTGCTTCTTATACCAATCTAAAGCTTCCTCTAAACTAGAACATGTCTCATAACGATATAAATCTAAATCAGGACGATGGTAGTCAACTGTCCACGTAATGTCTACGCGATAATTGGAACACCAACCCCCTTGATCTACGTCTAATTCAATTGTTCCATAAGGCAACTTAATGTCATTACCGTCTACATCTTTAATCATATTTTCATCCCCCTTAAAATGGTGGTAACAGCATAATCTGATTACTCTTACGTTTAGCTACATTTGTACTTGGTGAGTAGTATTTAGCTGTTGGTACATAATCATAAGTAAACTCAATTGTCTTAGGATTTACTTTAGTGATTACAACGTGCTTAAGTTCAATACCTTTACCCTCCTTAACCCAAGTTAAAACCTTATCTCCAACACCAACTTCTTGGCAATACATATCAATCATAACAACTTCTCCTCATCAATCCACACTTCATACCTTTTAAAGACTTCTTTATCTTTACAAATATAAGACGTAATATAGTCGCCATAAATTTGAATAAACTCATGAAACTACAAACAAGCCTTACCGTTTACAACTTCTAATTTATGATCAAAAGAAAATTCTTTATAATAATCTACAAATACTTGCAAACCTAACTCTGTTGGTTCAAACCATACATACTTATTCATATTGAATTTAATCATTTTAATACATCCTCTATTTTATTAAACAAATCGTTTAAGAACAACCTTTGATCATCTGAAGTGTTCTGTTTAAACTTCTTAATTAAATATAAGGCCTTATCAATATTAGCTTGCCGCTCTTGTTGTCCATCGTAAAACCCATCATCGTATTGATCACTCATGTTAAATCTCCTTAACACCCTAATACATAATATTCGTTTGAAGCATTTAATCGTGTATTCTGATTAACTTGTTTAAACTTACCATTTGCATTGTACACAATTGTATAACCTGTTAGATAAGCTTTTAATGCTTGTTGTTTAGTTAGTAGTTTCATTTAATTTCTCCAAATATTCTTCAGCAGTTACAACAACAAAGTTTCTTCTTTCAACACCATATAACATACCATCATCTCCAATGATAATCCATGATTTTCGATTAAATGTTGCGTGTGGATCATATATTTTATAACCAGCTTCAGTTAAAGCTTTACGATTAACTTTGGTGTTTTGAAATTTAATTAATTGCATAACTATGTCCTTATTTCAAAAACTTTATTATTACCAACAAACTCAGTAACACTTGATAGCTTAAAACTTTTGTATGATTTACTTTGGCAATCAAACACACGTACAATATCTTGGTTAGCATTCTTAATAACTTGCTTGTTTGGCTTTTTACTGAGATGACGTTTGATTTTAGTTTTGCAAAACATAGTACGATTCTCTCCGTTAGCTTTAACAAAAGATACACGGAATAATGAAGCGTTTGTTTTGTTGATTTCTTTACGTAGTTGTTCAGTATTCATTAAACTAACTCCCAAGTATTATACCCAAACCACATTGTGTTTTCACCACGTACAAAAACTTTATGACCTTGTACCTTATAAGATGGTGTAGTTTCTTCCACTCTTACATCAACAATTATAAATGTTTTTGTTGGATTCATACAAGTAATTGGGTGGTCTGCTTTTGCTTCTTTACCAATTAAAAATTGCTCAATTGTTTTAAATTTCATAACATATCTCCTTACAGACTTGACATATACTTTGTACAAATATCGCAATCACAAGTGTTTTTCACTTTATTTAAATCTTCAAGAATTTTATCTTTTAGCCAATTAGTTTGAATTGGAATTAATTTTTCACAGTCCTCTAAGTTCTTTAAAGCGCAACTTAAAGTGTGCTGATTCTTTCTTGTGTTGGTGTGTACAATAACAGCACCCATTGAATACATTGCATTAACTAGCTCTTGTTGAGACTTTCTAAAATAATCTTGATAAGACTTTTGCATCTCAACAATAAGATTATTCATTCTCTCAAAGTCATCACCAACCATCGCTTTAATAATTAACATATCTTCATCAACTTGTTTCATGTTAATCTCCTTTAGATAACATTTTCGTTTCGATAAATACATAGTACACAAATAGAAAAAGCATGTCAACAAATTAATGAAAAATTGCTAACATGCTTGGGGTTATTACGATTAAAACTTCTTACCGTTCTCTTTTAAGCGATTCTCAACCTTATGATCTGCTCGTTGTGCATTGTAGGCAAGCTTCTCATAAATAGCTCCTTGTAAATCTAACCCTAGACCACCACACATATCTAAGATACGAATAACAGCATCAGCAAGCTCTACTTCAAGCATAGGTCGATGAGGTAGTTTATCATCCATTAGATTCTTACGATGACCCTCCATTGCTTCTGACACTTCTGAGTGAATTAAACAAAGCATCTCAGGAATATTACGTTTAGGTTTCTCTCCTAACTTAGATGTTAAATCTTCACCAGTCTCTAAGTTTTTCCACCAACCGGCTTGAACATTTAAACAGTGAATCAAGGATGTTAATTCTGAGATTGATTGGTTTTGCTCCGTTGGTACTACAATTGCTGTTACGTTTGTCATTTCATTTTCCTTCTTTAATTAAATTAGCCATACACCACTCTAAAATAGGTGTTTCTTCAATTGTTACATTGTCAATATCTACAACTAAGACGTCAACTTTTAATCTGCCACCTTCTGACACTCTGTCATAATAACGCATAATAGCGTTCTCTTTTGTTTCTAAGTAGCTACGATAGTGAATAGCATTCCACAAAGCACTCTTTAAAGCTCCTAAACCCCAAGCTTTAGATGTACGTGTTGAGAACTGCATTCCTTGCATAGCGTACTCTTTAACACCTTCCCGTGTTATCTTACGAACAATATGTAGTTTCATAATACACCTATCAATAATCAAATTCTAGTTTAATGTTAATATTTAACTCATCTTGCAACACAGTAACAAAATACGACTCTGAATAAATAATCTTTGGTTCATAATCATACAACTTAGCAATATAACTTAATATCTCTCCAACAAAGTTAGCTGAGATTGTTTCTCCATCAATAACACATAAGAAAGCATCATTAAAATCATCGTATGTGATAATGTATTGTGATTGTTTAGTTGTCATCTACAACTCCTATTTGATAAACGTACTTTCTAAGTACACCAATCATAAAACAAGTAAAATAAAAACGCAACAACTATTTAAGTCATTGCGTTGTATTTGTTATTTATTTAAAACTTCTTCTAAACAAGGGAAGTGTTTTAATAACTCAACTTTAGCTTTACGAGCAACGTCAACCACTTCCTTTTGGGCAATACCGTAATCATTTCTAACTTGGATAAAGTGAATCCAAGATCGTACAGAACCTTGCATATACATCTTACTCATTGTTAAACCTTCAGGTAAAAGAGTTCGAGCAACTTCTTTAGCGATACCGATTGATAAAGCGTGTTGGTAGTTCTTTTCAGCAACCTCTAGCAATTCTTCTTGCATAACCTTCCAAACGTGTGCTGTATCTTCATCAAAACAATCAAAACTGTTTTGTCGGTTCTTAGTGTCTTGTAATCTGCACTCACGTCTAATAAACTCTGTAGATTGAGCATATCGCTGACTATTGTGTGTGATAATCCCATTTGCAACATAATTATGAGAATCGTGATCAATCTCCATATCATAAGTTTCTTTATCACCAACAAACTCAATAGAAACAACCTTATGCCAACTAGCAGTTAATAAGCGTTTGGAAGATTCAAGTGCTGACTTTTTACGATGTTCTTCTTTACACAACAACTGAATATTAGAAGCTTCGTAAGCAAGTTCAGGAAACTTTGATAAAGGTTTGATATGATCAATCTCTAATTCTTCAAATGAACACTCCTTTCCTGAAACGGCACAAACACTGCCTAATGTTTTAATCAGGTTGTTTTTCCGTTTATACCAATAATCTCTAACCTCTAACCCGAAGCTTCTAGGATTCCCACCTTTAAATAGTACGCTGCTAGAACCTTTCTTAGATGAATCCTGCATTTTCATACGAGTTTCTTCAGAAATAAGTTTGCCGTACATTGGTTGTTTTTCTGAATCTAAACCTTTGTTCCAAACTTCAGTATACACCGCAACCTGTTTCTTAGTGAATTGTAGGTTGTGTTTCTTCAACCACTTACGGATTGTGTGTATACTTGTTCCAGCTTTATCGGCAATCCCTTGTAAACCAGTTCCGTTCTCAATAGCTTCAAACTTAGCTTCAGCTAACCACTGTTGCATTTGCCACACAGGAATACCATTACACCCAACAAAATCTCCAATTTCAATATCCCCAAGTTCAGAAAACCCTTCTTGAGTTAAGAATTTGTGTTCAAGAGTAGATTCGATAGTTCGACCATTATCTAATGTCATTTTATACACAGGTTTGACACCAGTTTTGAAAACTTCTTTAATCTTTGCTTGAACTAAGGTACTTGTTTTTTCATCAAATACTCGAACCATATTATCTGACATATCCCAATACTGGTTTGATTTATAGCGTTTATATAAATCTTCAATTTTTACTTTCTTGGTAGAGCCTCCAACAATAGTAGAAATTTTAGTCCCTTCAGCTACACAAAACTCTTGGAATGAGAAGCTTCGATGGCGTAAGATTTGTCGTGCAATATCTCGCGGTGTTTCAATCTCCATTGTTAAGGAACACGTTTCAAATACAGAGTAATGTTTATGCTTTACACAATAAGCTAATAACTTTCCTGCTGTATCGAAATTCTCTTGATTACTTGGTGAGGATACACGAGCAGCATAAGATAAAACACCTTCACTATCTGGGATAAAATCTACAACTGGTTGTGTTACACCAATTACTTTTACTTTGTTAAAATCAAACATTATCTTCAACTTCCTCTAAAAATGACCAGATATACCCTTTATGTGAGCAGCCTGTTTTTATGCTTGTGTAAATATTACTTTGTTTAAAATGCGAATTGGTTTGTCGTTGAGCATCTTTTTGACCTGCAAAAATTAAACATGTGTCATCTAAAACACTTATACCTACAATATGTCTACTCAAAGGAGATTTTACGCCAGTATTACCTTTATTACTTGGGGGTTTTGGATTACCTAGAACATGTGTTGAATGTAGCATGTTCTCACTTCTCGTTGACCACTCTAAATTGTGTAAGCTATTATCGTGTTTTATCCCATTTATATGGTTAACCTGCGTTTTATTTTCAGGATTTGCTAGATATTTTATTGCTAATAACCTATGTTGAAATCTTGTAACCCTCTTTCCGTTTATACGTAAATTACAAACCAAGTATCCGTCTTTATCTTTTCTGAACTTTAAGAACTTCCCTGTTTTTAAGTTCACAAGATTTCCAAATGTGTCGATACTGTATTTTTCATCAAAAGCTGAATCTTCATTTACCATATGTTTCATGACCTTCTCGAATAAGGTAGTTCATCAAACCTTCATACTTAGGATTGTCTTGGTTTTCACTCGATACTCGCGCTAAGAAAACCACTTTCTGATCAATATTCTCTGGTGCATCAAATAATACAACTTGTTTCAACTTCTTTCTCCTTAATCTTGTTTATATGCTTCAGCCACATCTTCTGGTTTAACAATCTTTGTTACAGTGTTATCTCGATAAACATAAGCTTCTCCTAACATCATAGCTAAATCAATTAATTCGTCAATCTTATCTTCTTCATCGTTACAAACAAACTCACCAAGAATCTCAGCTTTTAATTCGTCAATTTCTTGATCTAACATCACACAACGATTTTCAATACTGTTCATTTTACTTCTCCTCACTATACCATTCTGATTTAAGACGTTCTAAACTGTTAACAATTGCGTTAATATCCGCAAGTTCACCTACTTGAACTGTAGTGTTTCTACGTTCATCTGAAATAAAACAACCAGCAGGTGTTTCCTCAATAGTAATATATTTACTTTCATATACAACTGTCATTTTAAATCTCCTTTAATTAATTTTGATACGTAGTTAGTATAACTCACACCAACAAACACTCTGTTGGGTAACTTTCATAATATCCACTACATCAACCTGCATTGCAATATCTTTATCACTTAAATACGTCTTACAACTACGATCTGGTGCATTAACAGAAGATAATAAATAAACACCTGTATCTAATAATATTAAAACATTAGCTTCTTTGTGCTTAGAGTAATCTACTTTAACTCCTAGCTGCCCTAGTAACCCTTGCATTGTTTGTACAGATGATGTTGTAAAATAAGATTGATTATTCACAATAAATCCTCTGGCGTATTAACGTAAGCCCAATGCGTTACAGGTTGTCTTAGATACCATTTAGTATATTGTAGTACACCGTTCTCATCAAGACCATTAGTAATATCTCCAAACCAGTCTTCAACGTGTACCATATCCCAAGAACCATCTTCAAACCAAATTAGTACAGAGTAATCACCAAGTTCAGGTGTTCTTTCTTCAATACGAATCCAATCAATCATCTTACAACCTCCAACTTTGCTTAAATAACTTAATATACAACTTAACCAAGTTCTTACAATTCTCTAATATTTTCATAACTAATCTCATTTGTGTGTGATAAGTATATCAAGATAAAATAAAAGAAACAACACATAAATGAAGTTTCTTTTAAAATAGTTAATTTTTAAATTCGTGATACATTGCTTTATAAATAAACACACCAAGATCAGCAGTTGCAAAAGCGTGTTCAGATGTCCAATCATTTACTTCTTCATTTAACCACTCAGGAATTTCTCCAATAAATCGATCAAAGTGTTTCTTCAATGAAGCAGGACAATAACGATCTTTCATCTGCATATACTTAACTAATTGTCGAGCTGTACCGCCCCACATATCTTCTGTTGGTGTTTCAGGTAGTTGTTTCATCACCAATCTCCTTCATAAACAAAATCATCTTCATAATGATAACTATGTTGTAACCCTTTGAAAGCTTCATCAGTCTCTCCAATAAAAGTGATTGTGCTTCCATTAGCCATCTTCAATTTACGCAATTCTTTACTCTGTTTACGAGCTTGCTTTACGTTTTGTGTATTACCTTTGTTGTATGTACGCATTTGTATTCCCTACATCTGATTTAGCTGTTTAACCAAAGAATCTACTTCTTCCATTTTAGAAGCAATAAGAGTTTTCAATTCATCTTTCTCTTGTTGTTGCTTATCATAACATGGTTGAAAGAAATACTCAAGAGCTTCTTTTTGTTTATCTCTAAACTCAACTACTGTATCCATATCTCCTACAAAACCTTCAGGGTCAAAAGGTTTGCGTAAAGCATCCCAAATACGAGCACCATGATAACCGTTCGTAATACCAAGAATAGCTACGGCATGAACAATATCTCCTAGAGGTACTTCTGATTCAACACCATTAATTGAGATTGTAATTAAATCGTTTGGACTCATTTCACGATAGTTGCGTTTTTCAATACACAACACAAGGTGATTATCAATAGGCATACTTTCAACTTCTTCTAATATTACGTGATTATACAACTCAAGGTATTTGTCGCTAGGTGTACTTTCGACTTCTACTAATGTTACGTGATTATGTAATTCACCCCCGTAAGAACTACTATGACTACTTGGATTGTCTACGGTATACACTTCACCCAACTCAACACCTAATGCTAATGTGTCACCTACACGAACAACCTTGTCACCTTTCTTAAATTTTGGTGTTGTATTTTCTACCTTTGTTGCATTCATCTCTGTCTCTTCTTTAATTGTATTTGGTTTAACATCTTCAATTAATTCTAAGTTAGATTCTTCCCACCACCAACGACCACCGTCTTCGATTTTAACTTTATATTTCAAAATATCGGATGAATCATATTTAATAATCTCCACGATATCACCTACAACATCCATACAATAACCTCGATCTACACTCTGTAGTGAAACAATCTTAACTTTATCACCAACTTTGTATTTCATTTTGTTTCTCCTAATTTAAATATTAATTTAATGCACTAATTAAATATTGCCTGCTGATGGCGAGTATAACCCTGTACCGAGTATGCTGTCAACAACTTTCTTAGCTTCATCATAAGATTTTGCTTTAATAAATAAATAATTCCCTAAAGCAGTCTTTACATGGTAGCGGTATTTAATTGGTAACTCTTTATATTCAACACCTTGTTCTACATCATTACTAATATTATCTAGTAACTGCATATCTTGTGGTGTTAATACAGAACAACGTACAGTACGATCTCCCAATTTCCAAGTAAACAAACCACCTTGTACTAAGATTTCATCTGTTGTTCGTAAAGCATCAAATACCTCTTTGTGTGAGTCATTAGCAATCAACTCCTTTTGCTCTTCAAGAGCTTTTTCAATAACCTTCTCTCGCTCTTTTTCATTCATCCACTTAGATAGACCAAGTTTTTCCATTTGTTGCAATGTTAAGTCATTCATAACTCTTTCCTTATAAAACCTTCACAATCATTTCGATAAAACAATCATATATAAACTGATTTAAATTGTAAAGGTTTTAATTAGATGAAATTACATTTTATTTAAACTATTTAACAGGTTTGTAGAAACTATGCCCTCCGATCCTTACAGTACACACTGTTCCACTTGGTTTTCGGTGTAATGAGTTAAAATACAAAGCACCTTGAGTGTTATCTTTGTGTTTACCAGCAACAACTTCTTTAGCTAATCTCTCAGCTCTTGCGTACTGCTCTTGTTCTTTTACTTTAGGATTGTACTTCGTCCAAGAATATTGAGATTTTTGATACACTACACCACAAACTGTCTTGGGGAATCTGTTGTCTTTAACCCTATTCAGTGTTGTGTGTATGACCGCTAACATTCCTTTATCACTTTCTCCTTTACTCTCAAAGTAAGCTGCTTTTGATAAGCACTCTATTTGACGTTTAGAGAGTGTTTGTGTTTGAGAGCTATCATTTATGCCCTTAGCCTGTAAAGTCGCTACAAGTGACAATGAGAGAGCAATAACAGCACATTTGATAGCGGTTGTTAAGTGTTTATGTATTTGTTTAATATATGTCAAAATTAATTCCTGTATTCATGTTAATAAAAAAGGAGAAGCATTTAGCTTCTCCTTATGTGTATGTTAACCTAATGCAACAAGGTTGTCAAATTAAGCACAACCTAAATATAATAGTTGCTTTCCACCTCTACATAAAAATAACCAACGTCTTCTTTTTTAAGATCGTTAATCATCTGCTCTATGATTTGGTTAAATATCTCACCAACATGTGTGGTACTTATATCAACAACAACCCCTTTCTCTTTTGAATATCTTGAAGAAATGCAAGTTTCATCTAATTTTCCAAAATTACTCTTTAAACTTTCACTGACAACGCTTTTTAAATTAATCTTTTTAGGTTTACTACACACAATTATCGCTCTAGCCCATAAACCCATCTCAATCTCCTAAATAAATTATATACGGTTTTGTATGTACTAACACATTTGGATCATCATTCATCACAATGTTACCACAGAAAACAATTGCATGAATAATATCATCAATTTTTATATAAACCTTCTTAAGTTTGTTAGTTCCATTAAAGTAGTAATATTCTAAATTACATTGACTTGGACAAGGGTTATGTTTTAAAACAAGAAGCTTGCAAGCTTCTTCTAGTAATGGATGATAATCTAATTCATTTTTAAGTTTGTTGATAGTCTCTTGGTATATGCTGTTCATATCAATCTACCTTAAACTAACTTCTTCAATTTCTCAAGCACTTGTTCGTACATATTGTTCACTTGAAACTGTTTTGGTGCATTGTACAAACCTACTGTTGAGAAATCTGTTCCTAACACAACACTAGAATCATCTCTAAAACCTAACTCTTGCACAACCCACATAGAACCTTTGGAACACGAAACAGAGTGAACTAAATCGTGTGGTAAATACATCTCTCCACCAACAGGAACTTTATAAGAAGTAAGGTCGTAAACACCTTGACCAATCTTAGTTAACCCGTTTCCACCATTCAAAGGTGATTTGTAGTCATACTCAATTAAACCGACGCGATTAGTGTTGGATTTACCTTTGGCTTTAATAGCCACATGGTGTTCAAACACACCGTTAATAACCCCTATTCTTAAACCATAACGGTGTGAGTGAAATTGAATATCAAACGGTCTAATCTTCTTTGTTGCAATGAACACACGAGTAAGATTACCATGCTCTGTACCGCCAACAACCAAAGAAAACACATCTTTAACATGACAGTCAGCAATGGATTTATCTAAACTATCTTTGTTTACATTTAACATCATTTTATGTAAGTCTTCAAAAATCATAACACATCTCCTTATTTGATTATTTAGATATTACACAAACACAAATATGATGTCAACACCTATGATGATAAAACAACATATATTTTAATATATTTATAATTGATAACACAAAATAATGTATATACATATCTTATATTAATTATAGTTATATATCTAATACAGTATGTATAGTTAATACTTAATAGTAAACTAAATGTAATACTTTAGGTATACTATAAGTTATATAATTAGTATAAATATATTTAATTAATTATATATCATATGATCATACATAGCTCATGTATTCAATATAGTAATATTATTTGTTTTAAATAACTAACTTCCTCCCCTTCCCCTCAGTTCAGTATAGGGCTGACCTTTTATCTTGTCAACCCCCTTCAGAAGTAAGAGATTTGTTAAGATGATGTTTTACAAATGAATTTAGTTTTACTATTTGATTAGTAATTAACCTGTGTAAATTAATCCAACATTGGTGTTGACAGAATTGAGGTGTTGGGTGTAGGATGCTCGTATCGAAGATGCTCACATTGAGCAAAGAAGTTCTAAGGAGAACAAAATGTATTTGGATAAAGTTGTTATTGGTAGTCGAGTAGCACCTAAACAAGGGTTGATGGTTGGTTTCGGTGTTGTAACAGGTATCTTTCAATACTCTCAACCTGAGCGTAGGGAGTACGAAGTATTAACTGATTTTGGTAACTTCATAAAATTTACACAATCAGAATTTTGCGATATTTATACAAACGAGATTTATTACGACTGGTGTCCTTTGGAAGAAAAGTTAGAAGAACATTGCGCTGTAGACAATTTAGAAGATCGATTAAAAGATCAAATTCTAAACTTACAATTAGCTTTGGAAGCTTTGAAAGAGCGTGACACGATTTAATTAGGAGAATATTGTGAGTAAAGAAATGAAAGATACGAAAGAAGTTAAAGAATTGGTACAGGGTACTGTTCTTGGGAAGTTCCCGTGTGAGAGCTGTGGTTCACAGGATAATTTAGTTGTCTATGTTAAGCATAACGAGCAGGGTGAAGAGTACCTTGATGCTAGTTGTTTTACACCTAGCTGTGAGAATAAGTATATGACTGAAGCTATGCTGAAAGAGCAAGGAGTTCTTGAAGAAGGGTTCGTTGTTCCTAAAGTAAAACCTGTTACCCGTACAGCTATTACAAAAGATGAGTACAAAGCTCTTATTGCTCGTTCTAACCACGATACGACTATGAAGGATGGTAGTCTATATCGTTCAATTAAACCTGAAACAGCGCACTTCTACGGTCATTTATTCGAGCGTGATTCTAGTGGTGAAATTATACGAACGTATTATCCTGAAACTAAGTCAACGTTCAAAGGTGAGCTAAATTCTTTACGTGGTTACAAGTCACGAGATTTACCTAAAGCGTTTGGTCGTCACAACATTGGTATAGTTGGTACTAGCAATGATTTGAGCGGAAGTCATAAGTTTACTTCAGGAGGAAAGTGGTTACTGATTGTTGGTGGTGAAGAAGACAAATTAGCTGCTGCTCAAATGCTACGTGATTATCAAATTCAACGTAAACAAGAAGATTATGACCGCATTGCTGTTGTTGGTATTCATTGTGGTGAAGCAACCTTATCTAAAGTTTGTGCGAATAGTTATGATTTCATTGATAGTTTCGAAGAAGTTATTCTTTGTATGGACAATGACGAAGCTGGGCGTAAAGCTGTGCAAGAAGCTATTAAAGTTCTGCCAGAGAACAAAGTAAAGGTCATGGTAACTTCACTTAAAGACTGCTCTGAGATGCTACAAACAGGAAAACAGAAACAATTTATCAGTGATTTTTATAGCGCAAAACCTTTAATTTCAACTGGAATAATGACATCTGTAGATGCCGCGCAAGGGGTTCGTGAACACTTATTGGCTGAGAAGATTACACTTCCACCACAAATGCACGAACTACAAACAGCTATGAGAGGAGGTATCAAATCAAGTGGGGCGATAGTAAACATTATCGGTTTAACATCTATCGGTAAGTCGTTTTTCTCAGATACCCTTTTACACCATTGGATTTACCATAGTCCTCTAGTACCTACAGTTTTGACAATTGAGCGTACCGCTTCTGAGTTAATCTTAGATTTATATTCATACCACATTGAGCAGAACTTGACTTGGTTTGAGGACGGGAGAGACGCTTTAGCTTACTTAGATCGAGAAGACGTTAAGACTATGTGTGAAGATATGCTAGTTGACGAGTACGGACAACCTCGTTTTCACATCATTGATTCTCGCACAGGGGATATTAAAGAACTTGAAAAGCAGTTGGAAAAAGCTATGAAGAGTCTAGGTTCTCGGCTTTTTGTACTTGATGTATTGACGGACGTAATTCGATCTTTACCTTTGGATAAGCAAGAAGAGCACATGCTTTGGCAGAAACAAATGAAGAAAGAAGGTGCTATATTTGTGAACGTACTGCACACTACCAAAAACGCAGCGTCACCTGAAATGGGTAGCAAAAAGCAAGATGAGGTGAAAGATGATACTAAGTTTAAACGTGTTTCGGAGTATGACATCTTGGGTAGCGGGACTATCCCACAATCTGCTGATATTAACATTGTGTTAAATCGTAATAAAATGGCAAGTGACCCAATTATTAAGAATACAACTTATGTAGACATGCCTAAGTGTCGTGGAGGTTTAACAGGTAGTGATGTTTGTAAGTTATATTATGACCCGTTAACTCGTAAACAATATAACCTAGAAACTTTTTTACTAAACCAAAAAACTAATTTTTAAAGGAGGTGAAACGTGGGAAGTAACGGGCGACATGAAATAAACAAGAAAATTCAAGATGGTAAAGTATATCCAACAAAGAATTACGGTGATTTGATCATTGTTGATTACCGAAAATGGAATGATGTTCTAGTTAAATTTTTAAACACTGGAAACCACACAATTGCTCGTATTAGTGATATTAAATCAGGAGGGGTTAAAGATCGGTATGCTCCAACAGTGTGTGGGGTTGGTTTTGTAGGCGATGCCCCTGTAAAGTTAAACGGTAAGATTAGAAAGGAATACCATGCTTGGCGCAACATGCTTCAAAGATGTTACGCTGATGATCATAAGTTGAAGTGCCCGACTTATGTAGGATGTACTGTATCTGACAATTTTACAGATTACACTTATTTTCAAAATTGGTATGTTAGTCAGATCGGTGCAGATAATGATTGGTTTTTAGATAAAGATATTTTAGTAAAAGACAATAAGGTGTACAGTGAAGATACTTGTGTGCTAGTTCCAAGAGAGATTAACAATCTTTTAACTAAGAGACAAAACCACAGAGGTGCGTATCCTATCGGAGTAACTGTTGACAAGAGAGGGGGTAACTTTTTCGCCCAATTAAATGTAGGGAAAGATCGTAGAAAGTTTGGGTACTCTAGCACACCTGAAGGTGCGTTCTTAGCTTACAAAGAAGCAAAAGAAGCTTACATCAAAGAGGTAGCTAACAAATGGAAAGATCAAATTGACCCAAGAGTTTATGAAGCTTTAATGAAGTATGAGGTAGAAATAACTGACTAATGTGTAAACACGTATAGACAACACTAGAACAGATGAGGTATTATTGCTTCATCTGTTCTTTTGCGTTTTATAAGGAGTAAAAGTGAAAAGATTAGTAGTAGACATTGAAGCAAATAATTTACTAGCAAACATGCTAGATTTTTCAACATTGCCATACAAGATGAACAATGAAGCTCGTTTATGGTGTGTCGTTGTCCGTGACGTAGATACGGATGAAACAGTATCGTTATTCAGTCCAACAGGAAGCACGATCACTAAAGATCAAGTACAGAAAGCGTTTGAAGGTTGTACAGAAGTTATTGCACACAATGGCATTAAGTTCGACTTTATTGCTTTGGATTTATTCGGTGTGTTGGACTATGAAGTCGGTTATCTTGGCAAACCTGATAAGTTGTTTGGTAAGGAAGTTAAGATTACAGACACATTAATTCGTTCTCGTCTGTTTAACCCTGACCGTTATGGTGGTCACTCACTTGAAGCTTGGGGTAAACGTTTAGGTAGTTTTAAAGATGACTTCCGCCAACAATCTATTGATGCAGGATTAATCCCAAGTAATACACCAAAAGGCGAGGAGTTCAGACAGTATTCAGATATTATGCTTAGTTACTGTCAACAAGATACTTTAGTAACGAAGCTTGTTTATTTAGAGTTAGAGCAAGAGTTTACCTCTTACCCTAAATGGGCTAAACCTGAAAAACTTGAAAACAAGTTAGCTGACTTAGCTATTAGACGAGAATCTTATGGTTTTTGGTTTGATAAAGAAGCTGCTATTGCATGTCTTGAAAATTTACAAGAAAAGATGCAATCATTAGCCGATAAGGTTAATCCAATCTTACCGCCTAAGCCAATGAACAAAGGTACGTTGAAAGCTTACACTCCACCTAAAAACCAACTGAAGCAAGATGGCACACCTACTGCACACATGAAAAACTTTGCTGCAAAACATGGTGCTGAAATTGATGACGATTTGTTTATCTACAACGGTTATGCCCGTAAGATGCCTTTTGAAGAGCCAATTGAAACCCACGAGACAGCGTCCATTGATGACCTAGATCATGTTAAGATGCACTTGATCAACTTAGGGTGGAAACCTACAGAGTTTAAGGTAAGGGATTTAACTAAAGACTCTAAGAAGCAATCAATTTCTTATGAGAAACGAGTTGCTGCTACGGACACTTGGTTAAACCAAACATTTGATGAGGGTAAGTATAAAGAAGCTCGTCTACTTGAGTTGGATATGGGTTACAATAAAGCATCTATACGGGCTAAGTTGTTAAAGAAGTTAGCGGATAACAAACCTGTTCGTATTCCTACATCCCCTGCTGTACGTGTAGGGGTAGAGAAAGAACTTTGTCCGAACTTAGTCGCTCTTGGAGATAAGGTTGCATTTGCTAATGACTTTTCATTGTACTTAACTTACCGACATCGTAAAAGTAGTATTGCTGGTGGTGATATTGACGATATGGACTTCGATGAAGAAGCTCCTAACACTGGTTTCTTATCCATGTACCGTGATATTGATGGTCGTGTGGCAACCCCTGCTATCGAGATTGGAGCGTCTACAAACCGTTACCGCCATATTGGTGTGTGTAATATTGCACGAGCATCTTCTATTTATGGTAAAGAAATGCGAAGTTTGTTCGGTTGTGGTGAAGGTATGGTACAACTTGGGTTTGACTTTTCATCTTTAGAGGCTCGTATACAAGGGCATTATATCTTACCTTTTAATGGAGATGATTTAGCTGAACAACTCCTTGCAAGTAAGCCTAATGACATTCACAGCTTAAATGCTAAGAAGTTAGGTATTCCTCGTGACCAAGCTAAATCTGTATCGTATGCATTAATGTATGGTGCTGCTTATCAGAAGTTGAAGAAGATGCTAGGTTTGACAGATGAACAGGCTAAGGCGTTGTTTGATGCTTATTGGGATGCTGTAGAGCCGTTGAAGAACTTGCGTGACGCTGTAGGAAGTTCATGGGAAGCTCGTGGTAAATCATTTGTAATTGGTGTTGATGGACGTAAGATTGTTACTCGATCTAAGCACTCGCTCCTAAATGCTTTATTTCAATCAGGAGGTGTTATTTGTGCTAAGTATGCTACTATATTTATCTATCAGTTGTTAGAGGAACAAGGGTATAAGTGCAACCCGTTTAAGGAAAAAACGATTGATATGTGTGGTATGATTGAGTACCACGATGAATGTCAATTAGCAGTAAACCCTAAACTTATTCAATATAAAATCTTTAAAACTGAAGATGAATTGAAAGAGTTTGAATCAACATGGGATGGCGAGCAGTTAGGTAGCGCAGTAGAGGGTAAGAATGGTACACTTGTTATAGCTTTACCAAACCCTGTATCAAAAGCAATCACTAAAGCTATTGACATGGCTGTAGAAGAAGTTAAACTAAAAGTACCTCTTGGATACGAATGGGTCGTACACAAGAACTGGTTTGGATGTCACTAAAGGAGTAACAAAATGCAAGATCAATTTTATGAATTAACAGTTGAAAAGAATCACCTAAGCACCATCATCAAAGCTTTGAGTAATTATATCTGCTCTCAGTACGATGGGTTAGATGCAGAAGTTGTCGATGTCCCTAAAACAATGGAGAATATTAAGATTGCATCAGATATGCAATTAGTATTAAAACATCATCTTGGAGGTATACAACACAGCCCAAAACAAACAGCAGAGACAACAAGGTTAGTTTGGATTCGGGATGTCGATGTTGAGGATATGTTCTCACAGCATAATGATGAAAACTTGCAGTACACAAACGAAGTTCTACAACAAGCTTGGAACAGTGTTAAAGAACGTCATAAAGACACTTTACAACGAATGTCAAATAAATAAGGAGAGTATGAAATGAATGATGCAGTAATATTTACAATGTTGTACGCTGAACAATTGATTAAAAATGGGGATAGACTAAACTGTCGCCCTGATCAGGTAAACAGAGCACAAAGGTTATATGAGCAATGGTGTGAGGGTTTTTATGTTGGTACACGTTGGGAGTATGATACACCAGATTACACAGAGCTTGTTTTAGGGATGTGTGAATATATTAGTAAAAATATTTAAATTATTTTGAAAAAGGTGTTGCGTATGTTTAAATGATGATATACAATACACCTCATAATCAAGAACATTTGATTATATTAAATCAACCAAACAAAGGAAATTAAATTATGAGTTTTAATCTAAAACCACAAGGTAGCACAACACAACACTCAAGCAACGCTCCACAAGTTAATTGGAATGCAATTAATGAACAAGTTGAAACAGATAACCACACTGCTGTTATTTCTCAAATTGTAGACTTAGGTATTCATACTCCTCCACTATCCGCTAATATTGAGAAATCAACCGAGTTTGATACACGAGAAGAAGCTGAAGCTCTAGTAGCACAAGTAGAAACAATGTTGAAGAAATCTGATTTTGAAAAAGTTAAGATTGTAGAGCAAGGAGATAAATTCATTGTAAATGCTCAAGTACGTCAACCTAAAGATCGTCAAGAAGTTGCCGTATTCGCTGACCTTGTTGGTAACGTAATTGATTATGGTAGCGAGATTGGTCAAAAACCTTATCGAGCTTTACTTAACAAAACTTGGAAAGGAGAAATTCGAGGTTTAGGGTTAGCTGTTGTACCACCTCAAAAACAAGGTGGAGTATGGACATTTGCTCCTAACTCGATGCTTACTGAATTGGCTAAGGTTACACGTCAAAACACTATTACAGATGGTACAGTTAAGAATGATCTAAACAATATTGGATTGATCTTAGGTAAGTCGTTAATGGTTGATGTTGTTAAGACAGAAGATGGTGATAAGGTTTATGTTAATGTGAAAGGGATTTCTTCTGTACCTTCTGCTTTAGCTAAAATGATTGATTACTCTTTGGTTAATCCTGTGGGTATTTCTTTTGATGATGTGAGTGTTGAATCTCTTAAAGCTGCTGGTATTCGTGGTAGTATCATTAAGAAGATTAAACAAGCTAACAACTATCAAGGTAGTAAGATGCAGAAAGCAATTGAAGCGTATGAAGCTTTGAACAATGGTGAATCACAAGAACAATCTGTAGTGAAACAACCTACACAACCAAAACCAACAACTGTACCTGAAGAAGATGACGAGAATCAAATTCCGTTCTAATCTGATGTAACAAACGGAGGGTGTAGCAATATGCTCTCCACTATTTAAATTAATTAAGGAGTAACACAAATGAATTTAACTAAAGTAAAGCAACTACTAGAGCGTATCATTTCAATTCACCAAGAGATTGATACTTTAAACGAAGAACTTAAAGATATTAAAACTGTAGTAGATGAAGAATTACCTGAAGTAAAATGGAATAATTTGAACAAGGTAGCTAAATTAAAAGCAACACAGAAATTGGGTGAAACTATGTTAAAAATGGCAGAGTTTTCAGAGTTAGTTGAGAGCTTAGATTGAGGAGTATAAGGGGTGGGTAGATACCGAGTTGGGGACACTGTACATTCCAACAATTGTGGAGTTTTTAAGATATTGAGCAAGACTGGGAACGATAATAAAAGGCTAATACGATTCTTAAGTACAGGTTGTGAATACCGTGTTGATATATCAAGCATAAACAAAGGAGAAGTAAAAGACTACTTGTTACCTAGCGTGTTCGGTGTTGGTGTAACAGGTTTTTGTACAATATCTGAAGATGATAAACCACACTATCTTGTTTGGGTAGAGGTGTTAAAGAGGTGTTACTATGAAAGAAAGTCTCAACAATACCATTGTACCACATACGTAGATTGTAAAGTATCTGATAACTTTAAATACTTTACTTATTTCAAAGATTGGTGTAATAAGCAAGTTGGTTTTAACTCTATAGATGAAAAAGGGGCACTGTTCCACTTAGATAAGGATATTTTGGTGAAAGGTAATAAGGTGTATAGTGAAACAACTTGTTGTTTTGTACCTCAAGAGATTAATGGGTTATTCACTTTAAGAAAAAACCACAGAGGAGAGCAACCTTTAGGTGTCTATTTTAATAAAGCTTTATTAAAATATTCTGCATCTCTGAGTATAAAAGGTAAATCTGTATTTTTAGGATTACACCAGTGCGAGGAGTCTGCATTCCTAGCTTACAAGCAAGCGAAAGAAACCTACATCAAAGAGGTTGCTAATAAATGGAAAGAACAGATTGATCCTAGAGTTTATGAAGCTTTAATAAATTGGGAGGTTGACTACAATGACTGATTTGAATAAGATTGGTAAACTAACTGCTACATCAAAATTAGGTGAAACAGTAGCTAAACTTAATTCGTTCTTAGAGCTTGAAGAAGCTGTTAATAGTTAATCAATTAAGTTAAGTAATTAGTTTTAACACAAGGAGAATACTCTAACAGGTGTTCTCCTTTCTTTGTTTATGAGGAGTGAATATGAGTCGAGATTTTAGTCGTTATGACTTCACCAAGTTTGACCCAACACAGAAATATAACTTATATATCGACTGTGACACAATCGCCTACGCATGTGCAGCAGCTTGTTCCAAAGACTCTTGTGTTGTTACACACAAAGCAAGTGGTAGAAAGAAAGAGTTTGAAAACTTCAATTCTTTTGATGATTTCTTATTAAATGACCCAAAAGGGAAGAACTTTGAAGTAAACGATTTTGTTATACCAACTATCGGTTTTGCTTTATCTAATGTTAAGAGTAAGGTTGATTCTATTGTTGGTTTCGATTGGGTTAATGATTATAGGTTGTATATTCAAGGTAAAGACAATTTCCGTTATGATGTCTACCCTGAATATAAATCTAATCGTGGAGCAAAACCAGCTCTACACAAACACTGCTTCAACTATATGTTGAACAAATACAAAGGGAAGATTGAAGTTGTACATGGTTATGAGAGCGAAGATTTTGTAATCGCTGATGCTGCTTTAGACCCATTAGGTATTCGAGCTTACATTGACAAGGATTTAGAAGGACATCATGGTTTGTTCTTAAACTACAATAATCTTGGTTTGGGCGTGTTCTACATTAACCCCATACAAGCCTTCTATAACCTAAGTACACAGTTGTTAATTGGTGACAGCACTGACTTCATACGTGGCATTGATTTTGTCTCTACAGAGCTTAGAGAAGCGTTTAATGTAAAGGTTAAATCTATTGGTAAGAATACAGCAGAGAAGTTATTAGAGGATGTTAAGCACTCTAAAATAGAAATGAAAAAACGTGTTATTGAAATCTATAAACTAACGTATGGTAATACTTGGAAAGATGCTTTAACCCTCACTGGTAAGTTGGTTTATATTACTAAAGAGCGTGGTAAGGTGTTTGATTTGGATTTATTTATGAAAGGAGTTAATAATGATTGAAGATAATCAAGAAATTTTACCAACAAATGCAAGTGTGGGTGTTCTAGATGTAAAACTTGTTGCTAGAAGAAAGTCTAAAACCAAATCTTACCGCTACTGGACGAGGATGTTAGATCGGTGTTACAGAACGTATGAGAGGGTTTGTTATAAGAATTGTAGGGTGTCAGAAGGGTTTAAGGTTTTTTCTTCCTTTGACAATTGGTGTAAAACACAAAAAGGTTTTTTACAGAATGGGTTTGAGTTAGATAAAGATTTATTAGGAGACAGTCACCTATATTCAGAGGAAACTTGTTGTTTCATACCAAAAGCCATTAATAGCTTAATCACTAACAAGGTAACATCGAAAGGGAAATTCCCAACAGGTGTTAGTTTTTACAAACGTACTGGGTTATTCAAAGCAGATTGTATGTATAAAGGAAAAAAGAAACACTTGGGATATTTTGATAATCCAGAGGAAGCTTTTATCTCGTATAAAAATTTTAAAGAAGCTTATGTTAAAGAGGTTGCTTTAGAGTGGAAAGATATGTTAGATAACCATGTTTTCGAAGCCTTGTTATTGTGGGAGGTTAAAAAGTGAATCCAAAACATTTATATTCAGTGAAAGATGTTCAGAAAGTTCGAGAAGATTTACTTATTGAACAAGAGGGGCTTGACTTAATTACGGGTCTTGCGATACCACCAAACCAAGCTGTACTTGATCATGACCATAATACACAGTTTGTTAGGGGAGTGTTACACCGACAGACTAATGTTTTATTGGGTAAAATAGAAAACGCTTATATTCGTTATATAAAGTGGTGGTATGAAGGTACACTTTCAGACTTCCTTAGAGGTTGTGCTGAGTATCTTGACAAGGAACACGAGCAAAAGTATTTACACCCTGCATTCATTAAGAAACTTCAAGTTCAATTCAACAAACTAAATGAAAAACAGAAACAGAATATTTTATTGCATTTTAATGAAGAAAAAGGTTGCAATGGAACTCAACGTAAGTTAATATTTAAAAAGTTCATACTAAAGCGAACACACAGTATGGACGAAATACTTGAAGTAATAATGAAGGAGAAGATTAATGAATTACCAATTGTGTAACGTAAAGAGTGTTACAACTAACTATCAAGACCGAAAGATTCTTATCTTAGATGTGAATGTAGAGTTAGTTGATGGTGGAGGTTTATCTGTATTTAATGTTGTCTTAGATACATACGATAAAGATAAGCAGAAACGTGTAGGAACAGCTTATGGTTGTGAAATGATTAAAGCTTGTTTAGATTTCTTTGGTGTTAATAACCTATCAGAAGTTAAAAACTACAAGTGTTATCTAATTACAGAGAAAGAGTTTATTCGGAATGCTTCTGATGTACTAGGTTTGAAACAACTACCTTTCTACGAGTACGAGAGTAACTTACAAGAGATTATTAAAGCAGATGTTTTAAAGGAGTTTACAATTGAGTAAGATTACCCAGCAAGATTACATCGACTACCTAGAACTTATTAACGATGGTCATTCACAAAGATCAGCAGTTAAGATTCTAGGTATCCCAAGAACCACAATTCAAGGTTATTTAAAGCGTATGGTAGATAAAGACGAGATCGCTGAACAATATCTTGAACTTCCTGAAACATCTGTTGATAAAGTTGAGAACAACCAACCTAAGATTTGCTACTTAGACATTGAATGTTCACCAACTAAGAGTTACACATGGAGACGTTTTAAAGAGAACATTAGTCAAGCTCAAATCCTCTCTGAGAGCTTCTTTCTAACGGCTTCTTGGGCTTTTAACGAGAACGAGGTACATAGCTTGCGCCTAACCTCTAATGAAGCTCTAAACGAAGATGACGAGGTTTTAATCACTAAGTTATGGCATGTGTTAGATAACAGTAATGTGGTAGTTGGACATAACTTGAGACGTTTTGATATTAAGAAGATCAACTCACGCTTTGCCTACTACAATCTTCCATCACCATCTCCTTACAAGATTATTGACACGCTAGAGATTGCAAAAGCTCGATTTGCTTTCCCTAGCAACAAACTTAACGATTTGTGTGAATACTTAGACATTGGTGAGAAGTTACCACATGACGGATTCTCACTATGGAAGAAATGTTGTGCTGGTGATGATGAAGCACTGATTCATATGGAGAAGTATAACCGTGTCGATGTAGAAATTACACGAGAGTTATATAAACGTTTACGCGGGTTTGATAACAATGCTGTAAACTTAGCAATCATGTCTGACAATGTTGGAGCTATTTGTACTACGTGTTGTAGTGATGATATTACACCTCTCGAAGATAAGTTTGCATTTACACCAAATGGTAAGTATCAAGTTTATGTGTGCAATCACTGCAACACTAAGCTGCGCTCAACAAGTCGAATTGGTGTTAATAACAAGTTAGTACGTGTTGTCTAAACATTAAGCAAAGAGTAAATCAATAGGCACAAAGAGTTGTTATTCGTAGTTAGAAGTTGTATAATATTCTTCTAAGCTGTTATTTTGACATTACGAGTAACAACTTTGTGTTAAAATATTTTGAGGAGAGGTTGAATGAATGCTTTAAAAGCAAATAAGTTTAGAGTTGGTGATGAAGTTAAGATTGTAAAGTTAGATAAAACAATACAGCACTTCGGTGGAGAGGGGATACTGTCTCCTGTAGGGACAAAAGCTTCCATTACTTATGTTGACGTAACAGGAGAGGAGGTTGAGATTGACACGGATATTTACTCATACCACGCTGACGATCTTACCCTAGTTAAAAACGAAGTGTTAGAAACACAAACATACAACCCTTTAATCGCTCAAGAAGGAGGGGGTCACTACAAGAATCGAGGTATTCAACCTTTAGAATATACAATGCAGAATAATCTTTCTTTTTGTGAAGGTAATGTTGTAAAGTATATCTCTCGCTATAAGAGTAAGAACGGTATTGAAGATTTAGCTAAAGTAATTCATTACGCTCTACTAGCTTCTTATGAAGTTTATGGTGAACAAGGAAGTACAGAGTTGAAAGAGAAAGTATTGAAACTGTTAGGAGAACATGGATGAAAGTAAGTTGCATTTTTACACTCAATGAGTTAAAGAAGATTGTGCCCTCTCTTGAGATTGAGCATTTCAAATCAGATAATCCTAAAGTTAAAGAAGCTTTGGATAAGTTATTCTTTAATCTAGGTTGTACTTTACCTGATAAAATTGAGATTGATGAGGGGTTACTCACTTTAAACAAGTTTGGTGAACAGGATGATAGCCCTCGTATCAGTTGTTTTGAGCGAGTTGACGAGAGCTGGTTAAAGACAAGGTTTGCTTCACATCAAGTACGTTGTCTAACAGATGATGTTAGTATGATGCGTGAGATGGATGGAATTACAAATCAACGTTCATTTGATGTTGTTAATAGTATTGAATTGGTTTAGAAAATAGAGGAAAGGATTAAATGCAAAAGAGTGATTTACAAACAGAAACAAGTAGTTTTGTTGACCGATACCCACAGTTTGTTGAGGCGATTATTAAACAGAAAGAAGACTTGTTTTGGACAGAAAAAGAGATTGATTTAAACAAAGATAAGCATGACTTACGGAAGAAGCTTTCTCCTGCACAACGACATGCTGTGTCGTTCAATCAACGACTATTCACTAAATATGAAAGTGTTATTGGGGTGGATTACTGGGCTAATATTGTTCTAAAGCGTTACAAGCGACACGAGATTCAACGTATGGCTGTATGCTTCTCTGATGTAGAGATGAACATTCACTTCCCTTTCTACCGTAGAGTAAATGAAGTGCTAGGCACTCATAATGATGAATTTTATCAGTTGTTTGAAACTGACCCATTGTTAATTGATCGTGTACAGTTTATGCACCAATTAGTAGGAGAGAAAGATTCTCTAGCATCAATGGGCGGGTTTGCTTTCATGGAAGGTGCTGTGTTATTTACAGCATTCGCTATGATTAAGTCGTTAGGTGTTAAGGGACAAAACTTCATGCCTAACCTAATTGCTGGTATTGATATGTCTTGTCTTGATGAAAGTCATCACTTTGAAATGGCTGCTGAAATCTTTAAACTACAAAAGAAGCAAGAGAAACGTAGTAAGGACGAGTTGAGAGAGTTAGAGGAAAAGATTTATAATCATGCTCGTAATGTATTAGAACATGAGAAATTGATTATCAAAGCTATGTTAAGCGAAGGAGATATTCCTTTTGCGTCGTATGATGACCTAGTAGGTTTTGCTTCTCATCGTTGTAATCTTGTTCTACAAGGTTTAGGGTACAAACCAATCTTTGATGAAAGTACAGACACAATTAGCGAATGGTTCTACTCGTCTATGAACTCATTTAAGTTTAATGACAATTTCTTTACTCGTGGTCGAAACTACAAAAAGGAATTTACAGCAAAAGACTTCGATATTTTTACAGATGGAAGTTATAAAGAAGTGTTACAGAAAGTTGAGGAAAGTGTTTAATGAGAGTTCGTAATTTTAGTAAAGAGCGTAAAGAGTTGCAGAAGCAAGGTTTAGCTCCTAATTGGTTAACCACACAAGGGTATCAATTGTTAGCAACAAAGTATTTAAACGAAGGAAGTAAATCCCCTGCTGATCAATACCGAAGAATTGCGAAAACTTTATCTCAATATGTTGGTGATAATTACCCTGAATGGTGGGATGAGATTGAATATTGGAAAGGTAAGAGCTGGGAAGATGCTTTCTATTCAATTTTGTGGGATGGGTATTTAAGCCCATCGACACCTGTACTATCTAACACGGGGACAGACTTAGGACAATCAGTATCTTGTTCAGGTACTTATGTTGGTGACAGTGTTTACGACTTTTACGAGAGTCGGTTGCAAAACGCTTTACTTAGTAAAGAGGGGTTTGGTACATCAACTTATCTTGGTGATATTCGACCTCGTGGTAGTGCAATGAAAGGAGGTGAAGCTTCTGGTGCTCAACCTGTAGCTGAAATGTTTGTGGATGACAGTAAGAAGATTTCACAAGGAAGTACAAGACGTGGAGCTACCGCATGGTACTATCCTATTGATGGTGGAGATTTCAATGAGCTTGTACATTACTTAGAAACAGATACAGATGGTAACAATGGCGGTTGGTGTTTAACTGATGCTTTCAAAGAACGGTTAGAGAGTGGTGATAAGGATGCTATTAATCGTTGGGGTCAAATGCTGACTTGTAAGACAAGTGTAGGTAGTGGTTATCAGTTCTTTGTTGATAAGGCTAAACGTCAACGACCTCAAGCCTATATTAATAACAACCTAGATGTTAAAGCGTCTCAGTTGTGTACCGAAATCACATTGTTCTCTGATCAACAGCACACTTATACTTGTGTTTTAGGAAGTGAAAACTTACGGTTATGGTTCTCTCGTCCACCAATGCTTTCGTTTATTAATACAGTTTTCTTAGATTGTGTTTGTGAAGACTTTATTCAGAAAGCTAAAGATTTGAAAGGTATTGAGAAAGCTATCCGATTTACTGAGAAAGGTCGAGCATTAGGGTTAGGTAGTATGGCATTCCACACACTCCTGTTAGACAATAAGATTGTTTACGGAAGTTTGGAAAGTAAATTACTAAACCATGAGATTTACTCTACAGTTCAAGATGAAGCGACACAAGCTTCACAATGGTTAGCTACAATATTTGGTGAACCTGAATGGTGTAAAGGTACAGGAGTGCGTAATACACACTTAACAGCTATCGCACCAAATAAATCAACAGCATTGATTCTAGGCGGCGTTAGTGAAGGTATTAACCCTCAACCAGCGTTTGTGTTTACACAATCAACACCATCAGGTGAGGTTGTCCGTATTGACCCATCTTTCTTAGAGTTGTTAAAAGAAAAAGGTTTGTATGTTAATGAAGATGATTTAGAAACTAAGAAACTTTTAAGTGACATTAGTGGACATAAAGGTAGTATCCAACATCGACCTGAATTTACAGCAGATGAGAAAGCAGTATTCCGTACAGCTTTTGAGATTAATATGTACGACCATATTGATTTAGTTGATTACCGACAAAAGTTTGTTTGCCAAGCACAAAGTTGTAATCTGTTTATTGCTAATGCTACAGGTAAAGATATTAGTAAGATTTATTTCTATGCTTATGCTAAACCTAATATTGTTAGTTTGTACTATCATACAGGTTTACGTGATGCTAGTATTAAGACTAGTTTTGAACCTGTTTGTAGTGTTTGTGAATAATTGAAAGGAGTAAGTAATGTTTAAAGTGTATGGTAAAACAAATTGCCCAAGTTGTACATCAGCGAAGCAGTTATTAGAAACTAAAGGTTGTGAGTACGAATACCTAATGTTTGGTAAGGACTATGATCTAAGTAAGTTTGTTCATATTAATAAAAACCACAAGACAATGCCTATGATTACCATATTGGTTAAATATGACGGTGTTGAGATGGAAGAATACATTGGTGGTTTAGTTGAATTAAAAGAAGTGCTTGCTACTAAATATAGTAAATAACAAACAAAAGAGAATGACTTTCGGGTTGTTCTCTTTTTATTTATCTAAATATTGTGTTATTGTGTTGACAAGAGGATAATAAGTGAAGTATCCTCTCTATATCGAAATAGATATGCAACGTGCATAAACCACTAGGAGAAGTAATATGAAAACATTTAAACTATTAGATTACACAGCACAAGTGTTCTACAACAAAGAACAGCATTACCCTTTCTGCTTGCACCTATACGATAATTGTAGCGGTAAGCAGTTGCACGTAGGTTATTACGTAAGTGTAGAGCAATTATGTTATATAACTCATTTAGAGATGCTAGATCATCCATATCATGCTCTTAACCCTGTACAGACTTTATTAGCTATTGAGGAGATGAAAGAGGGTTTGTATTTGTGGATGGAAGTACTAGGAGAGGATTGATGCGAATTGCTTTAATTGGTTCTAGGCAGTTAGAACAGAAACAAGAGTATTTTGAGGACATTAAACTTTGTTATAATGTTTGCATGAGGTTAGCACAGTTGGGTATTACTTTCACATCAGGTTTGTGTGAGTTGGGTATGGATGGTATTGCTCAGAAAGCTTATAGTAAAGCTGTTGATCTTGGTTTAGCTAAAGAATCTCAGTTTGAAGTGTATGTTGCTGATCAATACAACATTCGTAGATCGACACTACCACGTAAACACCTAGCTATTGTTCGTAATAAAGATTTGATTTCTGAAACAGAACGTATTGCTTCAGAAGTACATCCTGCTTGGGATAGATGCAATGAATGGTCTAGAGGTATGCACAGTAGAAACTGTCATCAAATATTGGGGTATGATTTACAATCTCCTGTTGATGCTGTGATATGTTGGACTCCTGATGGTGCTGTGGTTGGAGGTACGGCAACAGTTATTCGTATTGCTATGAAATATGACATACCTGTGTTTAATCTTGGTATTAAAGATAAAGAAAGTGTTTTACAAAGTATTAAAAAGTTCTTAGACGATGGAGGAGTAGTATGAAAGTTAAATATTTAGAAGTTGATGATGATGTCAATGTGTTTGTTGTTGGAGATATTCATGGAGAATATACACAACTCAAAGACAAGCTAAAAGAGGTTGGTTTTAACTACAACACAGATTTACTAATTGCCGTTGGTGATTTGGTATGATGCGAAATCAAGATGGTACGTTTAAAAGAAACCTTGTATACGGTGTAGGTATCGACGATGTTGATGGGTCTAAAGAGTGGCTTGTGAACGGTAAAAGACATTCCTTTAAGTATTATAGAGATTGGAAGAATATGTTGAAACGATGCTACTGCACCACAGGAGATTACTTAGGTAATGTTTCGGTCAGTGAGAGTTGGTTGACACTATCTAACTTCAAAGCTTGGTTTGAGAAAAACTGTGTTGAAGGGTACGTGCTAGACAAAGATGTTCTAAGTGGAGAGGTTTATTCTGAAAACACTTGTTTATATATTCCGAAGGAGTTGAATCTGTTTTTAACAAGTGTTCGTAAGGAGTGCGGAAGTTATTTCGACCCAACACGGGATAAACACCAATCTTATACTAAGAAATATTGTGGTAAGCGGATTAATATAGGCAGATTCACAACAGAAAGAGAAGCAGTGTTCTTTGCTAAAACAGTAAAGATGTTGGAGATTGATAAGTTAATACGAAGTGATATTTTCAGCAGTAATATTAATGTAGGGTTATCACAACTAATGGATGAGATGTACTTCAAGTTTATTCTGAATGAAGTTACTCAAGTTGGTAACTGTACTTTCTTAGATACAGGTGGCGTATTTCAGAAGTTCGACAATGGCTATAAATTGAGTATTGTTAAACTATCAGATTATTGTTAAGGAGGTAACATGCTAACACCAAACGAAACACATGAGTTATTAAAACTACATGAGAAGTTAGATACTTTAACAAAAGCACTACACAACTTGAATTTAAAAGCTGAAGTGTTTGTAGTAGATTTAGATGAACATAAAACACAAGTTGATGAAATCAAATCTGATATATTAAACACATTAGATAAGATTGATCAAGTATGGGGTAGATAGGATTTTAACAAGAGGAGGTAAATATGGTAGTATTATTTGAATACTTAATGAATTGGTTTATCTTGGTGCTAAGTAAGTTCTTTAATAAACCACCATAACACAAACAGTAACACAATACCATAACACAACATAAGAGGATGCTTTATAGTGTCCTCTTTTTATTTGTCTAAGGAAATATACTAAAATGTTTTAATAAGGGTGTTGAAACAAGTTAAATAATTGTTGACACAACATAATCAAACAACTAAGATAAATACACAAACAGCAATAGTGCTGTACAAGGAGTATTTAATATGAATAAAGATCAAGAAATCTTAGAGTATTTGAAAGGTATTTTAAGCGTAGAACAAGAGCTTGCACTAAAAGACAATATGGTTGTGTTCTTTACTACAGATGATGGTTGTTACTCATTAGATAAAAACCGTAGTATTTGTGGTAATATAGGAACAACTTATCGTATAGACATGATGTAGATAAACGGCATTTTAAATCTTGGAAGTCTTATTATGGTGATAAGGATTACCCTGTGTTAGGTCAAGGTGTTTATAATGAAACAGATAACTTTTGGATTGGTGAACAACTAGAATTAAGATTAGATTTAGTTAAGCACTTAGTTAATTGTTATGAGAAAGAACTAGGAGATTATTATGCACAACAAATTAAGCAGCAGATTTTGCCATTAGGAGATTATCATGCAAATTGTTAAGAGTAATTGTCACAACAATTATAAACACGTATTCACTGAGCTGAGAAAGCATTTGAACACTTCTGTAATAAGTGATGTGAATGATTCATCACAAAACTATTGCGGTGATATGAATTTCTTAAAAGAGCTTGGTGTTTATAATATGAAACACAAGCATCACACAATGATTAGTAGGATTGTTGGCAGCATCCCTCCTCATGTGGACAATATCTATGAATATTGTAGTAAAGTATTTCTACTTGTCCTATCTGTTGGGAAGGGGAGGGAGTACAGGGATTCTATGGATGTACCTATGTTATATCAAGGTGGTAAGTTTATATCTCTTAGAGAGGGGGATTTGGTAATGTTTGATCAGAGTAAAGAACATGCCTTGTTTTGGGATGGTAGGGTTGATATTGCTGTATTTTGGAAATTAAGATAAGGATTATTAATTAAATGAGTAATGTAACAGTTAAGAAAACAGGTACACCAACAATGTCTGCTATTGAAGATGAACAAGGTATTTGTTATGAGAAAGAATTAGGAGGAACTAGTTAGGTCACTAATGATGTCACTAATGTTGAAGTATAACGAGATTAAGTGGCACAATAGAGGTATTATCTGTTTAGGTAGTACCTCTTTTTATTTACTTAAACACAAACAGTTTTTACAATCTTTTCATAAGCTGAATGTCAATATTTTGTGTTAATATTTTACATTTTTTATTGACATTCTCTACTAAGAAAAGTTATAATTAAGTTAATGTAATAAGTAAAGGAACACTAATGAAAGACTTCGTTAAACAAGGTATTCACTTAAACCAAGCAAAAGTAGATACTGACACAGGTGTTGAAACTGTAATTAACATACCTAAAGAATACAAATACATGAGTGAAGTTTTTAGCACTCTACCTGATAACTCATTCTTGTGTAAATCTGTTGCAGGTGTTGGAGGAACTTCTCTAGCCATAACCGATGATGAGAATTATGTTATAGCTGTTGGTAGTGTTGAGCTAATTATTAACAAATCAGAACAGCATGAGAATTTGATTCCAGTATATGCAGATGTTTCTATAAAAGATATAGAAAACAGTATTAATATTAAAAGATTAACACAACAACCTATTAAGATTATGGTAACTTACGATAGTTTGCCAAGAGTTATTGATGTTCTAGGTGCTAGTGTTAAAGACTTTAAATTGTTGGTTGATGAACTTCAAGTATTATTAAAAGCATCAGATACCTTTAAACCTGTTGTAGTAACTAAATTATTTAGATTAGTAGATGAGTTTAAATCTGTGTGTTTTATGACTGCTACACCAACACCTAGAAAATACTTTCCACCTGAAGTAGCTAAACTAGAGTATATCCGTTTAGTGTGGGAAGGTAGTAGTGTTATGCACATTAAGAAGGCTAAGATGAAAGGTGATGTGACTTCTAAAGTGGTTGCGATTGCTTTGAGACATTTAGATACAGAAGGTACACCATTATTCTTCTATAACTCTTTAAGGGGAATTATTCCTTGTGTTAAGCAGTTAATTAAAGCTAGAGGTTTAACACATAAAGATATTAAGATAATTTGTGCTGATAATGATAGAAACAGAACATACCTAAAAGAGCAGTTAGGTGCTGAGTGGAAACCTGAAAGACCTTTGTATAAAGAAAATGTTGATGGTGTTACTACGTTAAATCCAAGAAACAAACCAGTCCAGTTCTGTACTAAATATGCTTTTGAAGGTTTAGATTTTTGTGTTGAGGATGCCCATACTTACATTATTTCAGATGTTAAGAACAGAAGTAAGCACCACACAAGGATTGATATTAGTACAGACATACAGCAGATTGCAGGAAGATGTCGTAACCAAAACCCACTTGTTAAAAGAGAAGCTGTGTTCTTATGGAATGATGAGTTTAGTGGTGTTTCTTTAAGTGAAGAAGATTACGAGGAGTACGTTAAGAATGAGTTAGCTATTGCAAAAGATATGGAACAACGATATACTTTAGACAAGTTAAAAAGTATGAAGATTGATTTCAACAGCAGTCCTTACTTCTTAGAAGTTGATGGTGAAGCGCAAACAAATGATTATGCCGTTTATGGTTTGTGTATTAGTTATGCTGCTTTAAATGCTGATTATGTTAATGTTATGGTTGATGATGATAAGACTGTGTTAGAGGATAAACTAGAGTTGTTTTCCGAAACAGATAACTACCAAATACCTGATATTAAACTTGAAGATTTAGCTAAGATGGAGAAGAAGTTAAATTTCAAAGAGCTTGCTATGGAGTATTACGACTTATATGAATTATTGAAAATAGATGATTCAGTTAAAGAAGATGTTAGTAAAAAGATGGAAGTCTTGTTATCTTTAGATGGTGAGTTTAAATCTTATGTTGATGTGTTAGGTATTGAAGCAATTAAAGCAACGCATTTTCATAAGACAAAAACTAAGGCTAAGTTTAATAAAGCTGTTGGTGTCGATCAGAAATCGAAAGCACAAAAGACGGCTTTAAAAACTATTAAACTTAAACACAATACTTTTTACAGTTTTAAAGAGTTAAAAGATTTAGTTAAATGTGCTTATGATAAATTAAGTGCTAAGTGCACGGCTAAGGCTACCGATGTTCAGAGTGTTTACTCTGTAAAGAGTACATCAAGAAATGGTGTACGTGGTTATTTAATTATTGGTAAAATTTAAAGGGAAAGACAATGAGTAACAAGTTACAAGAGTTTTATAACGCAAGCTACCCTATTCTAAGAAAGGTTGACAACTCAATTAATATTGAAATCATTACCTCCCTTAGAGTAAATAGTTTGTATATTGCAACAACATATTATTCAAAGTATTATGAAGATAACGGTGAGTATATTAAAACTATTGACTGCACTTTCTATGCTAATTCTGTTAGAAGTTTGAGAAAGCAGTTGAAAGATACATATTTGAAGTATGATTAATTTAAAGGAGAAATAAAATGAGTAAATATGTTGTGTCTGTAGGTGATGTCAGCGATAAATATTCGTGTTTTGCTTGGTTTGACTGTTGTGATGTACAAGAAGTTTTAGAGTGTTTTAATGGTGTTGGTTTTAATGAAATCAAAGACTACACTCTTGTTCTTGGTGAGAATATACTTGATAAAGCTTTTTGGAATAGTAATGGTGAATGTTACGGTGATATGGTGACTTCGGATTATGTGCTAAAAATGCTAGATGAAGTTTTACATGAGCAAGGTTTATCGCTGAAAGACTTGCATCGGATAATATAGTTTTCACTATAAAGGAGAAATGAAATGAAATTTAAACATGGTGATATGGTAGAGGTTGAAGGTTACTTAGGTGAAGTTGTCAAAGTAACGGAAGCTTATATTGAAGTATTGTATGGTGGTGAAGCTTTGCACTATTGTGTTGAGAAGTATGATATTGACGATGCTAGGGTTTTATTAAGCGATAACGTAAGCCATAAAAACCCAACAGTGATTAGCTGTCAGGCGAGGAGAGGGGAAACTTTAATAGTTTCCTTTTTCATTTCTTATTATTGTTATTCTTTATTATTTGTATCAGGATTATCTACATCCACTAAAGCGTTGTATAAACCAACACACCGTTCTTCTGCTAATCTTTTAGCGTCAGCTTCTCCTGCCATATCGAGATATTTTCTTGTGCTATCTTCGAGTACGACTGAGATGGACTTGTTGTAAGCGTCAACTTCTGTTTTGGAAGCTGTGGACAATTTAATGGCGTTGTCTGCAAGTTGCTTTGACAAGCTGTTAGCGGAATTACGAGCAATAATAACATCATTGCTGAGAGCTTTGATTTGTTCATTGTATTTAACCTCTACTTCTTTTTGTTTAGTTAGTATCTCAATTTCTTTCTCTTGAGCTTTCTTTTGAGCTTCAAGTAAATCTACTTTCTGCTTCTGTACTAAAGCAACCATGTTACTATTTAGTACATCTTTCTCAGCATTAAGAGTTTTAACATCATGTCTTAAAGAAGTAGCGATAGCAAGTAAAAGGGTAATGATTACAATGTACCAATATTTCACAGCTAAAGCTAAGAACCCTTTTGTATATTCCCATCCTTTCTTTAATGCACTTAATATAAGTAATACATTCATAATTATTACCTCTTTTGTTATTTCTTATTCTTAACGTATTCAATCATCACTTCTGCCACAGCTTTAGCTGCAACCCAGTAACGAGATTCAAAAGCTTCTAAGTCTTTAGTTGAGCTGATGAAACCAAGCTCTCCAATAAGACCTCCTTTGCTTACAAATAACAATTTACCACGAGCCGATTCTGACTGATCTATCCACCCGTCCTGTCCTCGTAACTTCAACTCAAAAGCTTGCGCCACAACAGATGAAATCTTTTGAGCTAATACTTTGTCTTCAGGTAGAGCGATTGTCTCTACACCTGTAGCAGTAGGATTACTTGATGCGTTTAGATGCCACTCGATACTTAAATCTGCACCCTCTATTAATTTAGCTGCGTCATTTAAACTAAGGTTTGTTTTTCCATAGCCGTCTGTACGTGTGATAATACTCTTATCTTGTTGTAGGTAGTGCAAGACAGCATTACGGAATTTAACTGCTAAATCTGCCTCTTTAATTAACTTACCGTCTTTCTTTGTTACAGCACCACTATCTTTTTCAGAATGTCCACTTGTATTCGTAATAATATAAGTTTTATTTGTCATTTTATTTCCTCTAAATTAACCTTTTTATTCTAAATCAATACCAAGTTTTTTATACAACCACTTACTTGTAATATGCGTGCCTGAATACCCCACCAAACCACCAATAAGTACACCAATACCTTCAGGTAGATTCAACCATGTCAGGACAAACCAGATCCCATAAGTAAATAAAGCACACATCACCGACTCAAGCCAATCGATCTTACCGTTCTTCTTTGCTGTACGGATCAATGCCATAATGAATGTTGTTGTAAGCGCTGCTATTAAAAACCAATATTCTAATACCACAGCCCACGCATCATTTAAATTTTCTTGCATAATCGCTCCCTAATTAACAAAACACAGATAAAGAACAAATCGATGGGTCAAATACACCAATTGTGTTATCCCCCCCATATGTTGCCTGCAATGTGATCGATGTATTTGTTTGTGACACTATACCAAAGCCTGCTCCCGCTCCAATATGAGACATTGTTGTTTGTGGAGCGTAATTATCGTCAGGCATTGATACTATAAAATTTATAGTGTAATTACCAACACCATTACGTACAACCGACATGACATTTCCTTGATTTCGGATAGCGCCTGTTGCCCCGTTAAAGTTTACCCAAGCCCTACATCCGTATACAGGAGGATTTCCTGTTATTGTAATTGCTGATTTATCTAACTTACCATCATTCAAGATTTTAGCTTGAGCAGCTGTTGCAGCTTGGTTGGTGTTTGTAGAAGTTAATGTGTTATTAAATAAACCTGATGCGTTAATCTCTCCCGCAGATGTACCATCTTTCTTAATTAAACTGATTGTTCCGTCAGCATTTGCTCGTGCAGCAACAGGGAAGCCTCCGATTGTCACACCATCGTGAACAACAACAACATCCTTTGTTGTATCTACTGTTACTTCTCCAACAGCCCCTGTAAATGATTTAGTCTCTGCTGTTGTTCCGCGTCTTAATTGAAATTGTAAAGCCATATAACCCTCAATAAGTAATAGTGTGGTCAGTAACCGAACCGCCATCTAAAAAAGAAATAATTGTTGTGTCTGTAACTAACCCACAACTTTTATCACCACATGAGGTGCTGTAGGTATACCAGATACTTTGAAATAATGAGTTAATATTATCTTGATTTGTTGTTGTGAATAATTGAGCTGTTTCGTTGAAATCTTCTCGACTCTGATTCCTTGTCATTGCTTGAGACACCCCTGAGGTAATAGGTTTATCTAAATCGTAAGGAATAGAGCCCACTTCACTGAGTACGGAATCATACCAAACACCTGTAGAATTTATAACTAAACTGTGCGCTTCTAACGCACTATAGAGACTGTCTAAGGCGCTAGTAAAAGAAATATTATCTCCGTCGAAAATAATATCATTTGCTGGAACTTGTGATATGTTAGGGAAAGTTCTTATTCCAAGTATTGTCCCGAAATTATACTTGTTCACAATATTGGAGTTAATATATGTGTTAAAAAAATTAACCTGTGATCTATATGTAGGTAATGCCTCTAGGAACACTGTAGCTTCGGTAACAAAATTACTAGGTCTGCTCAATCTTGATGGTGATGCAGGTAAAGGATTTACATTTGGTGCTGACATTAGATTAACCCCTCTACACGTAACGTACACTTACTAACTGTTGGAAAACTAATGGTTGATTTGAAATCGCTATAGAAACCATAGACAATCAATTCTTCCATTTCAGGATTCCCAATAAATACACACGGAATCGAATCGATATCTTGGAACAACCTTTGAACAAAAGCTAAGTTTGTGTTGTCAATATCCACATCATAATCAGCATACTTACTGTTCTTTCTTTTAATTACCGTAACTTTACCAAACTCATCTACCTCCTTGCGAGAATAAGATTTAATCCCGATAGCTGTGCCATAGTTAGTTCTACCAACCACACTCTGAATACCATACACAACTTCACCAACCTCTACTAAACCTGTCCCTGAGCTAATATATACTGTAATAGTTGCTGTCGGTCTGTTTGGTAAGTCTAAGAATACTGCTGTATTTAAATCTGTTAGAGATACTAATGGGGCAAAGAAGTATGAGAAGTAATCAATAACTTCACTTGAAGCTCTTAACTCTTTAGTCTGATCATATACAACACCATCAATCGGATCAGTTACAACAACCCTAACCAGTGAAGCGTTTACGTTTAAAAGAGCAATTCCATTAACAACCTGATTCGGCGTAAGAGTAAACTCAATGCCACCAACTCGACTACTAACACTTGAAATGATATTGTCAAACATTCTGTATTTGTTTGTAGCACCTAAATCTAACCAATTAATTTGATCTATGTTTGGAGGAGTTGTCCCAGTACCAGTTATAATCCTTTCATAAATCTTGTGTTCATAAATAACTTTATCCAGAGCAGTGTAACTTGTACCAGATACCCAATCGGGGTATTCATCCTCTGGGATGTTACTAGAAGTTAGAATAGCGTCCGTAGTCACTATACTTTTAATAACTCTCATCTAATTTCCTCAATATTAAAATGCTCTAGTGTGTTAAAGAGTATCAGGAGAGCCTAAACTCTCCATCTACTTATAATGTGATTTTAACTGGAACAGGTATGTCACCATTCTCAGGTTGAATACCAACCATGATACGATTACCATCATCCCAATTCTCTAACTTAGTTGCTGTAACTTGAGCATACTTAGCAATAGCAAATAACCCCGCTTCTAACTTCTCAGAAAGCGCATCTAAACGAGCATCTGTTGAGTTATTAACTGTCTCAACAGTTGGTGTAGTTGTTCCCGTACCAGTAGAGGGTGTTAGATCAGGACTAATTGAAGTTCCTAAGCCAGACTCTTGAATGTCAGCTACAACAGTTGCGATACCTTGAATGAAGGCTAAGTCTTTAGCATAATCACTACCTGTTACAGAGTATAGCTTGCTCATAGACATCAAGTCTTTGCCGATAGTAATAAGTCTAGCAGCAGCTTCCGTATCGCCTTGTAGAGCTAAAGCAGAAGCATTCTGGAACTCATTACGAAGGTAAGCTAAGTTACGTGGTTGTTCTGTTTCACCTCTAGCAGCTCTAGCTTGTTCAGCTAAATCGCGTAGAGATTGCACAAGAGCATTCACATCACCATTCGCATTCTTAATAGCATCTTGAAGATCGTTGAACTCAGGAGCTAACGCAATGATTTGACCATAAAGCTTTTGACCAGCTTCTGTGCTAATATCAATACTGCTCACTAAATTTCTAAATGCTTTGACATCTGCTGGCAATTCCTTACCAAAGATAGCAAACTCATTTGTCAATCTACGTGTCAACTCAGCAGCTTGTTCAGCAGGAGATAACATTTCAAAATAAGCATCTAAACCACTAGCTAGGCTGTCTAAACCACCAGCACCGAGAATCATTGATGATGTTAAATAGTCAGCATTCTTACCAGTCATAAACAACTGATCTTGTAAGTCTTTCAGTGTCAGAACAAAGTCTGTCAATTCACTTGCTGTACCATCAAAAGAATTAACTAAATCATAGAAGCCACCTTTGATGTCTTTTGTACTATTGTTTAACAGTACAGACTGACGAACAATCTCAGCAGCTACATCACCTTGTTTATTCAAGATGTCAGTGTAGTCAACAGCGGTTACATTTAAACGTTCTGTGTAATATGTTGCTTCATCAACAGCAGAAGCTACACGTATCAGAGTTTCATAGTAACCTTCACCAACTTTCTGGAAAGCATCTAGACCAGCAAAACCTTGTTGTGCAAGATTATCAGCAGCAGCACCAAAAACAGCTTCTAGCTTCTCTTGGATTTGTTCACCATTTAAACCTTGCAAATCAATCTTACCGATATTGATTATGGCAGCTTGTAACTTGTTCTTAACTTCGTTAGTATTTGCACCAAGAATATCTGTAGCAGATAGAATTGAATCGTAGAACCCTGAGAAGATTAATGTAAACTGCTTCTCTAACTCTTTATTAGCAGCGGAGAATTGTGTACTATTCTTTACAGATGTTGTGATACCAAACGTCTTCTTCTTAGTTTCAACATCAATGTACTCTTGAAGATTAAAACCTCCTGACATGATGTTACCTAAACTCTGTGCCCCGCCAAATAAACCTTGACCTTGTATAGATGTTTTAGAACCAAACAAACTTCCCAGTAAACCACCAAGCATCTTGTTGACACCTAAGAAGTCACCAATACTTGCAAAGAACGAATTACCAGCTTTCTCAAGGAATCCACCAATTGCATTCTGAGTGAACCCATTAGAAACATTGAAACTTCCACCAGTAGCTTGACGAAGGATTAGGTTTGTAACACCTCCAACACTACTTTCAATATTTCTTAAAGAACGTAACATTGAAGTGGTTAATGGGAGCATCAAGTCACTATTTTCAGATAACAATTCAATCGAATTAGCAATGCTGGTAGATTGAGCCTCTGAATCACCAAAGACTGTTCCTGTTCCAGAGTTAGAAGCAGTGAAGCTTCCTGTACTACCACCAGAGATACTACCAATAGCAATACCTAAAGCAGCTACAGCAGCAGCCATTGCAGCCATACGAGGGAACGCTGTGTATGGATCACCACCACCTTGAGTTAATACAGCTTCAGTACCTTTCGCAACGTTGAATCCCATTTGTGCAGCAAGTTTAGTTGCTGTTGTTGAGACAAAAGTTGCAGCATTCATTAACATACCTTTTAACTCAAGAGCTAAGGTGGCGATAGCGTCTTTCTTTTCCCAAAGAGCAAAGGCGATTTTAGATGCTTGGTAAGCTTTTTCTAACTTACTAATTACTTTATAACCCTTACTTTCCTCGTTAAACATTGACTTCGTTAGTGATAAAGTGCTTGTAATTCCTTGATCAACAGCCTTACTTCTGTCCTGTTCCTGTTTAGTTAATAACTGTACCTTTTCCAACTCTAAGTTCGTAACATCTAACCCAGCTTGTTTAGCAGCAGTAATATCTTTCTCAAGTGAAGCCAATAAACCACGACTTTCCTGAGTCTTAGTCACAAACTCATTCAGACCATTTAGCGCAGCTTCAAACGGATTACCAAAATCACCAAACACATTAAAATCAACGCTACTAAAGTCACCAATAGGATTGTTACGTTGCTTTTCAGCTTCCGCAGACAACTCTTTAGCAATTGCAAGAAGCTTCTGTTGCCTATCATATTGTCCAACTTGTACACTGTCTAAGGTTGTGTAGTTACTTAGTAATTGTTTAACAGCATCGCTTTCGTTGAGAGTTAGAATATAAGTTTGCATTTTAAGAGAAGACATCTCTTTCTCAAAGTTTAACAATTCTTCTGCTTCAACTAAACGTCTAGCTTGAGCAGTAGTCATGTCTGTATTTGCTGCAACCTTATTGGCAATTGCTATATTCTGAGCTAACTTATAATAACTACTAGATTGTGCGACAACGAATGCATTCTTTTGCTTTTCCAACGTATTAAGATTGGTCAGCAACTCTTTCTCTCTTTCAAGAGCTTTTAGTTTCAACTGTTGTTGTAATACAGCATCCGCTAGAGTTTTCTGTTCCTCTGTCAGCTTTCCACCAGCAATCATTTGCAGACGAGCTTTAGTGACTTCCATAGTAGCCTGTTCTAATGTCTTACCTTTTTCAAGATAACCATTAATACTTGCTTGTTGGCTAATCATATCATCTAGTTGTTGGTTTTGAGTGAATAATGTATTAGTGATCATTTGCCCAAGAGCAGCGCGACCTTCCGCATTATCCGCAAACTTACTTTCAGCTAAAGTTCTAGCTTGGTCGTATGTAGCACCTATCTTCAATAGAGCATTAATACGACCTTGTAACTCTTCCTCTATTGATAGGGAAGCAAGATAATCTATACGGGCTTGTTGTTGCTTAGATTGAACAATCTCCATTGCTAGACTATTACCAGCAATATATCGAGAGTATTCTTTCTCAGCGACTATTTTTGCCACTTCGTAATCTACACCTTGTTTAAGAAGATATTGTAATCGTCCAACATAACCCACCTGTTCCTGATAAGACTCAGTTGCCTTCTTGATCTTATCCAAGAGTTTGTCTTCGTCTTTATCTGATTTCTTGCGAGAAGCTGTTAGATCAGATATAGCCTCTTGAGCAGCTTGTGCATCTTGAGCTAAAGGTGCTAGACTTCTAATGTCAGCAGCCTTACCAATATTAACAGCTTGTTGTGCTACTCTTAACGACTCCTTAGCATTATCTAAAGTTTGTTGAATTGTCGCTCTTGCTGGGTTAGCGCTATCTAAACTGTTCAACAGCTTCTCAGCTTTCTTGATTCTTTCTAGTGTAGAATCAATATTACCTTGAGAGGCGTTAAATCTTGTTTGTGAACTTTTAACTAACTTCTCAGCAAATGTTGCATCAAGATTATATTGCTTCATAACAGCAATGGTAGCTCTACTATCGGATGCAGCTTTCTTGAAATCATCTGCCATTTTGTTGATTTTACTACCTGTTATAGTAGCCTCATCACCAAGAAGTTTTGTCTGATCTTTTAAACCAACAATTGCTGGCGTAGCATTCTGAGCTTCGTTACCACCAAGTTTGAAATCAACACCAAGAGCTTGTGCTGCTTTACCTAACAATCCCGCACTGTTCGCTGCTTCGTTGTATAAGGTAGCTTGTTTACTTAACTTCTGAGCATGTTCTTCACTGATAGCCCCCATTTCAAGTAACTTACGAGTTGCCTCATCAAATGACATTGTACCGTTACTAACAGCTTTAGTTACAGCATTAATATCCTTAGAAAGTTTACCTGTCCAAGAGGTTTTAGACATAACTTGTACAAGAGCCACATAACGACTTTGTACATTCTCTAGGTTTGCACTTGCTTCATTAATATCTAAGGTTAATTTGAACCCAGCATTTTTCTTTTGCTCAGTAGTTAATTTACTCAGCTCTGTTGCTGCTTTGTTCGCAAACTCTGATTGTTCTACTAATTTAGCGTTAGCTTGAGCGACATTATCTCTCATTAACAAGTAAGAAGATGCTACACCGACAACAGTTAATGCTAACCCAGCCCATCCACCAAAGAACCTAAGAACACCTTTCATTGCTGCACCAACACCGTTAATTGCGGTGGTCATTAATGTAGCTGAACGTGTCACATTCGATTGCTGCGCTGCCATGCTGATGAGAGTCATTTGATAACGAATAGACTCTTTAGTTGCTAAGATTACAGCAGTCACATATCGTACAGCAATAACTGTAGCTAGAAGCTTAAACGCATCTACTACTAATGATATTGTGTCCGCATTGTTTGTGAACCATGTGTTAATATCCTTACCGAATTGACGAGCATTCTGAGCGCCTGTAAGCATACTTGAAGCTAAATCCATCATAGCTTCACCCATTGCTTTAGTTATTCCAGCACCCTCGTTAAACTCACCAATAGCTACTAAGAAACCAGTTTTTAGAGCATTAGCACCTTGTTCTAAAGTTGCCCCAAGCTTCTTGTTTTCTTCAATCAGTTTAGGGTATTCTTTTAACAATGCTTTAGAAATAACTTGTGTAGTCAACATACCAGCAGAAGACATCTCTTTAAGCTTATCTGCTGCAATACCACTACCTTCAGCAATTGCTTTAAGGAAGCGAGGAGATGCTTCTGAGATAGACCTAAATTCATCACCTGCTAACTTACCTGATGCCATTGCTTGTGAGAACTGAATAGTAGCAGATGCTGCTTCCATTGCTGTCGCGCCGCCAATACGCATAGACTTACCAAACGCATCTACTACTGTTGTAATAGCGGCTGTGTTAGCGCCAAGCTTCTGCATAGATGGAGCAAGACGAGTAAATAGTGTAGCTGTCTCTCTTAACCCAACGTTGTTCTCAATAGACGATTGAGCTAACTGACTATTGATTTTAGTAAGCTCTTTAGCGTCGCTGATGTACAACTTCATGCGGTTTTGAATAGCAGTGTATTCATCTGCCATTTTAACTGTCGCTACGGCTAGGTTAGTTGTAGCAGTCATAACGCCATAAATAACAGCCGACAACGCTGCATACACAGCAATCCCTTTGATTGAATCTAAGAACTTGTTGTGACTTTCTGTAACTTTGTCAAAAGAAGGTCTTAAAGCTTGAGCTGCTTTATTTGTCTCTTCAATTGCTTTTTTATAATTGTTTAATGTTGTTGTATCTGCGCCACCAATCTCCATCCTAGAGATACGAGTAGCATCAGTTTTACCGAAACCCTGTGATATATATTTAGCACGAGTTTGTTCTAAGTTAAGCAGTTTCTTGTACGCGTCAATCTGTTTGTTTTGAGCGCCAAGGACATCTTCAGTACCTTTCTTGGTTTTACCTAAAGAGTCCTTAACCTTCTTTTGACCGTCTACAAACTCAGAAGAAGCTTTTTTACCTTTTGCACCAATGTTATCAACTTTATTAAGAAGCTTATCAACTTCTGTATTAGCGTCTTTTAAACCATTAGCGTTAATCTGAAAACCAATTTTAACTAAATCCATTACTATTCCTCGTGTTTAGTCTTTGCTTCTCATTGTTCTTACTTATTCTTAGAAGCTTTTTCTTTTTCTTTATGATGGTGTTCTAACCACATTCTATCCCACACCCTAATCAGCTCTAACTCATAAGGTTCAGGTAATACATCTTCTAAGGTGAAGAACGCTAACATTTCTTGGTAACTAATAGCACAAAAACCTCCAAAACCTCCTGACTGCCTCGTTTGATTTAAACGTAAGAAATACGTCCATGCAAATTGAGCAGCACTTGGAAGTAATGGAGGTTCTTCTGTTGCTTCTTGTAATATCTTTTGATGACCACCCAGAGAGGCAAGGAAAGGGTTATCCTTAGCTGCCTCAATATGGTCATTTACAGTTGATCCATCAGATGCTCTCTGAGTGTGTTCAATCTGATATTGGCAATACTCAATACAGTCATCAAGAATATTGCTTAGATGAAATTTGCAGCATTGTCACTTTCTTCTAAGACTTGTCCACGTACCCAATCAAGTTCTTGCATAATACGTTTAATGTTTTCAGGAGTAGGCTCTACAACCTTACCATCTTCCTCTAAACCTTTCCAAGTAACGATACGTGCTGCTGCTGATTCAATAAGAGTTGCTTCAGCTTCATCTAAGTCTACAGGTTGTTCACCTTTACCTCTGCGTTTAGCTTGCAATTCTTTCATCTGCATTTTATTAAATAAATCTTTACTGTATTTCTTCATCTTAGGTGATAAGTTACCACGTACAGTAATGAAGAAATCAGTTGAGCTACCGTCAGGTAGTTTTACTTCAAATTCGTGACCAGCTTCAGCTTGTTCAGCTAAGTTAGTTTTTTTAATATCAAAAGCCATGTTGTGTATCCTCAAAATAAAATATAAAATAAATAAGTAAGGGGGCTTTCACCCCTTTGTTGTTATTTGTTAAAACTTAAATTCACTTTAAACTAAAGTAGAATCTTGAATCATCAGTGTAGTTGCTTCAAAACCATTTGCACCATTACCTTTAAGGGCTTGGAATGAGTTAGAAGAAACAATACCTTTTTCACCATCATCTTTAGTGTCTGTAGACAATTTAAGACGTGGAATAGTGAAAGACATAAACTCTGAGTTTGGTAAGTTGTTAGCTGTTAAAGCGATAACTAAGCTAATCTCTGTTTCATCATCAAAGTAGCCAGCGAATGTACCGTCTTGATATAGAGTAGTGACGTCACCATCTACAATAATACGACCTTCGTAGATTTCAGGTTTAATGTTACTACCAACTACTGCTTCAGAAGTCATGTTACGGTTGATGTTGAAGTTAGCGCCAGTTACAAGAGCAACAGGAGCACCATTCACAATCAAAGCACCATTCACTGCTGCAAAGATACCGTTACTGTTTTGAGCTGTAGGTGAAGTGAAGAATTGGGATGTTCCTCGTTGTTTTAAATCTTGACCCATGAAGCTAAGATCAATAGTTGTCAAACCAGTTGCAGGAAGTGCAATACCTACAGTATTTACTTTATTACCTACTGTTACTTCTGATTGACCAATATCTGCATACCATTCTTCAAATGTATATGAGTCGTCTGTATGACCAGTTGTAGGTGCATAGGTCGTTTTACCTGTTGCTGTAAATGCGCCACCAGAAGCTACTGTTTCAGGGGTTAGTTGTACATTGTTTAAAGCTACTACTGTTGCTACTGTTGCTGTTAAAGCAATAACAAGTAAGTTAGCACCGTTGTTTGCTGTAGCAAAACCTGTTAAACGAATAACATTACCTACACGAACTGCATCAGTCAACCAACTACCTGTTGTACGAGTGATTGTGTATGTACCACCAATAGAGGCAATAGTTGTACTACCTAAAGCTGATGGTGTAGCTGCTGTCCAGTTACGAGCTAAAGCAGAAGCTAAGAAATCTGCATAAGTTCCTGCGCTAAGTTCACCTGAGATACTGCCCTCTACAGCACGAACACCATGACGGAAATCAACCAATTGATAATCTGTACGGATTTCTTCTGATTGATAAGTTTCTTTTGTTAAGTTAAAAGTAGACGATACTCGGCGAAGTGTTTGTCCACCAGTTGTAGGGGAAGGTAATGTACCAAAAGAAGTTTCTTTTTTATAAGATACTACTTTATTAATACCTGAAGCTGTTGCCATTATTTACTCCAAAAATTATTGCTAATTGTGTAATTGTTAAAATTATTTTAAATTAGAGATTGAATCATTAATCAAACTGTTAGTGCTCATTTAAACAAACTGCTCTGAATAGTATCTAATTCTTATTGTAATCTCTGCTCTATTGTCGTTGATGTAGACAGGGGATATTTGCGGAGTCCTGTCTATTATTATTTTATCCGAACCCTCAACTAATGTTGTTCCTCTTTTAAAATAATCTTGCACAAGTTCTGCCATTGTTGTGATGTTACCAACACCTGTTCCTTTCGGGTATGATAGGACAACTTGATAAAACCCTACTTCACGGAAATACCCATCACCTAATGTTGGATTTTCAGGAGTAATCGGAGCTAGTGCAGAACGCTGATATGCAGTACCTACTGTTGGGGTAAATGTTACATTCTCAAAAGCCGTCTTAGATGCTCCCAACCCTGAAGGCATAGCTACCAACTTCTTTTCAAATGCAAGTCTAATATTCTTTTGTGGCATCTAATACCCTCACAGTTTACTTACCTTTTGTGCTACAGCCTCTAAGATAGCTACTGCTGAACCTGTATTGTTCTCAACAACATGATAACCGCCTTTAGCTTTCCATCCATATTCAGGGTTATCGTCCCAACCATCTTCAACCATTTTAGCGTGGTCAATACTGTTAGTGACGTAAGCAGTATCTTCTAAGTTGTATGCTTTGTTCTTGTGTATAGCGTCTAAAACAGCCCCCATACCATCTGTATCAGCAGAACGTACTGTAGGGTCAACTGCACCTAAACCAACGCTCCAAGAGTTCTTAAAGTCACCTACATCGTTAGCAATTAACCCTTGCTTTGATTGATAGTATGGAGCACCTAATGGAGATTCATCTACTAAGGTTACAGCGATCTTTTCTAAAGATTCACCGACAAGCATTTTAGATTTAAGTTTAATCTTCTCTCTTAATGAAGCAATACCTTGCTTACCTTCGTATACAGCCATTCTGCACCTCTTTAATTAAACCATTAAACACTCACACAGAGGATGCGCCACATACAAGCTTCGCCAAAACCTTCGTATTTACTAACCTCTACAACCTCAACAGATTCATCTACACCTAAGAATATATCAGTAACTAAGTCACCAACTTTAGGTCTTACAGGTAGGTCAGTTGTAGAGATAAGGAATACAGTCAGTTTCTTATCAACAAGGTTAGGAGATTTAACTTCTTTATACTTTGGTTCTGTCTCAAACATCTTGATTGTGTATAACGTGCTTGTTGTTTCTACTGTTTGAGTTTCACGATTATATGTTTCACTACCAATACTATTGTAAACTCGTGTCTTACCGTGCTTATCAATCAATCGTTTTGCACCTGATTTGAAACGGTTAGATTGTAAATCCATATTCACTACCTTAAAGTGTTAGATTTTAAAAGGTTTAAAAAGTATTTGGGAATCTCTTAAACACTTGTTGGTTTGTATTATTTGTGCAACTAGCATCACCATCTGTAGGAATACCCGCATCTACATCAACAACCAAGTTATCGTAGTTCTCTACATTAGCTCGAATATCTGCTACACTAATCCCACCAGCATAAGGCATTGCACCATTAATAGCGAAACTAAAGTTGGGGTCATTCAAATACATTTGCAATGTTTTATAATAATTATTAAACCAATCATGATCCCATGATTCAAGAACATCTGCTTTAGTGTGTGTTAATTGAGATAGAATGAATAACACAGTCTTACCACAATCTAAACTTGCTCTACGAACATTGTTCTTATTCTTTTCTAAATAGTGAGTAATTTCTTCATCAGAAAGTAGGTCATAGGCATTACCAATTAAACCCACGTTTAGTCGAACTTCTTGGACTAATGTTAATGCCATTATTATTTCCTTTGTTTATAATTCTAATAGTGATGCAACCCCTAAGAAGTTGCATTGTATTAGAACTTAATTAAATACTAGCACCAGCTACAGCACGAACCACAATAGCAGGGCGACGGAGAATATTGATCAGGTTAGATTCTGATTCAATTTCAATCTTAGAACCTTTACCATCAGCATATTCAAAGATATACGCTTGTTCTCCAAGAGTGTTAGCAAGGTCAAACTTGTTAGCAGGAGAGAAGTAAGTTTTGAAGCTGTCAGCAGTGCCTAGTGGAAGGAAGTAAGCCTCGTCTGCTGGGATAAGAGCTACAGAGTTTCCGTTTGCATCTTTGTAAGAACCATCGTAACGGATAAGTGTCAAACTACCGTGACGGAACTGATCCCATGTACCATTACGTAAAGGTTCTTGCGTAGAGGTATAGAATTTGTAAGCTTCTTTAACTTGAGCATTATCTACATACTTGTCGAAGAAACCGCTTGAGCAGATTGCAACAATCTCAGTAGGCATTTCGCCACTCATGATGTTGTCACGGATATGATGAACAATCTCACGCTGTTTAGTTAATGGGTTAACTGCTGCATTAGATAAATCGAAAGCTACTTGTTTGCGAGTAACACCGAAATCAGTGTAGAAGTTACCAACTACAGTACCGTTAGGTGCGTAGATGTCACCAGTTGTAAGAGCTTTACAACGAGCAGTTTCTAACGTAGCTGCGTGTGATTTACGAATAGTCATAAGTTTACGAGCACGTACAGCATCTAAACGCTCTGCGCCTTCTTCACCATAAGCACGTTGACCTTGAACGTCTTGTGGAGTAATGTAGTCATCAAGAGGGAAGTGCGGAATTGCGTATGAACGCATAACACGAGTACCATCTTTAGATACGTTGTTACGTTCACCACGTACTTTATCACCAATAAGGCCAATAACACGATCAGATGCTTCAAAAGTTACTGTATGTTGAGATACAGGCTCTACGTCAAAGATACCGAGTTGGTTGATTAGACCGTATTCGTTAGGAATTGATACAAGTTCTTCTGTTAAGTCGGTAACTTTAAAACCGTTACCATAATCTCGAATAATCGCCATTTTCTATATATTTCCTTTATTGTTATTATTAGATAGATGTGTTAGCTAAAATTTCTTTAGTAGCTAAAGAAGCATAAGCAGCATCAAGTTTAGTTGCATCGTTGAAAGAGCTATGTGGTTTTAAACCAGTTTTACGTACAATAGCTTCACCACGTACAATAGCTAATACTTTAGTATCAGTGGTAGCAGGGACAGCAACGCTTAGGTTGTGCAAGTCTTTACCAACAACAATAGCTACAGGAGCTTCTGAACCATCAGTAGCAGTTTGTACAGATTCTTTGTATTTACCAGTAGCAGTGTCTTAGCAGTATCGTTAACTACAACAAGTTCACGAGTAAAGGCTAAATCTGGTTTACTTTCGTATTTAACCACATCTGAATAACGTGGGGTGTCTTGTGCAATAATCATTTTATTTTGATTCTCCGTTATGGAATTTTTGAAGTGACCAACCTTTCTGTGTTTTCAAGGGGTTGATCGAAAAAAGGTTGTTTATTTGTTGAGTCTTAAGGTCATATTCGCGACAAAGTTCCACCCTTGTTCCTGTAAACACGTCACCGTTTTTATGGTAAAATGTGTAAATATTACTATCAAACCTTGGTGGGTGTTCTTTTCGTGTTGCAGACATTTTTTGTTTTGTGTCTTCTGTATGCTTTTTACCAAGCTGACAGAGGGACATGTTTAACCGAACTTCGTCTGTTATGACCATGTTCATTTTAGCTAAACGAGCAAGCTCTAAGGAATGTTTATTCTTTTCTTTTAAAGACAATCTACGCTCTTCTGGCATAACATACCCTGAAGTTCCCTCACCACCGTCTGTTAAATTACAAAGAGCGTAACCGTCATTTCTGAGAGTTGCTATAATCTCTTTTTCTAACTCTAGTGCTAAAGACTCTTCAAGATTAGCAAACAGTATCTTAACAATACAGCCATGCTTATTTTTAACTCGTTGCCAGTATTGACTTCTTCCGTGAGTGTCATAAGCTCTGCGTCTACAACCCTTACCAGTAGCAATAATCATTTTATTATAATCCTCTTATTATGATTTTTTAAGTAATTTATCTAGTTCAGCTTGAACAGCAGATTTAGCAACTTTAACGCCTTCCTCTGGTGAACCTTTCTCTTTAAACATCTCTGATTCATCTACTTTGGCAGTAAGAGTTTTAACAACATCTACTACATCTTTAAATGCTTCAGCATCTAAGTCTTTAACCGCTTTAAATAATTTAGCAGAAGCATCTACATCAACTACAGCAGCAACTACTTCAGCTTCACGAGCTTTCTCAATAGCTTCTTTTTCTTTAGCTTTGAATAACTCGATTTCTTCTTTAGCTTTCTGAATGTCAGCTAGAGCTTTTTGAAGTTCTACTTCTTTTGCATCATACTGAGCTTTTTCAATTGTTTCTTGTGTCATTTCATTTTCCTGTGTGTCGGCTTTAGAAGCCTTAGTTTGTTTAGGATTTACACCCTTTGTAGGCTTACCGCCACTTTCACCATCTAAGTCTTTCTTTACTTCTTGTAACTTGAAAGACTTTTCAATAAACTGTTGATCTTTTAAAAGACCTAAATATTGTTCTTCTGTGAGAGAATTAATGAAATCTGCACTACCTTTAGCTAATGTAGCTGATTTAAGAATCTCAATACCCTGTAGTTGATCTTCAACCCATTCTTTACGATCCTGACTTGTTGGTCGAGTAATAGGATCACCCCAACTATCTACAGCACCATGTTCCATTGCTTTTTCACGATACCATGACCAAAAGCCTTGAGTTGAGTATTCTTCACTTTCATCTTCACTTGGTTCATAACCAAACAAGGTAGCAAGTAGCTCAGCATCTTCTCCCCAAACATGAAAGAACTTCTCTAAGAAATCAGGTAAAGATAATGTAACTTTAACTTGACTAGCTTTCTCAATGAACTCAGGAGAACGGTTGTCAACAGATTTCATAACCAATGTTTTATAACCTGAAGCAGCTCCACCTTGAGCTTTATGCACCAGTGCTAGGTGAGCACCTTCGTGTTCAAATGTAATATCTGTAAGCTTTCGTTTAGCTTTCACTTTATCAGTCATCTTGACCCTCTTCTAAATCTTCTGCATCAGCCTTTGCTCCGATGCTAACCCCCGAATAGCCCCCATCCTTAACCTCAGCCCATATAGACTCGTCTGTGAACTGTAACACTGATAACCAACTTCCTGCTTTAATAGTTGTTTCGCCCATTTGCATATCAACTGGTGCAATATAACTCTCAGCAACAGAGAAAGCTTCGGTATCAAAAAGGTGCAAGAGGTTTGCTTTACGACAGTAGGTGTTGAAGTTATGACAAGCTTTACGAACTTCATTAGCGTCATATACATCGCCATGTAAGTCAACTTCATCAGGAGAGAGTACAAGGAATGTCGCTTGTTTTAATTCTTCATTTGCTTGTTTAATAATTGGAATGTTTGTCTTTTTAGGACGCATATACTTACCCTTATTATTGTAGCGGAGTAAGCTTATATTTATTATGTATAGCAATCAGTGTTGCTCATAGCTGTATTATATAACCAAGAATTTTATTTGTAAATACTTTAATTAAATATTTTTATAAATATAAGCTTTTATCATTACTTTTGTTTATTGTTTAGCAAGAGTAAGTTACCCTGCAATTTCATATTGCTACCCTGCGTTATCTAAGTTGTTGTCGTTATCATTACCTATACTAGCAGTTTTACGACTTCCCTCAAGAGGATTGTCTAGCTCTTGTCCAGCCTTGCTTGTATTGTCCGTCAATAACTCTGACAAATCTGCATCTTCAGGTAGTGAATCTAAACCAATAAGATTTAGAACACGGTTAACAACAGGAAGAGTCTTAGGTAAGATACCAATACTGCCAACACGTTGTAAGAATTTTGACGTATCCTCTAATGAAACAGACTCAAGATCATCAAACTCAATGTAAGGTAAACGAGTTAAATTCCAACGATTCATTCGACCAATCATAGGGATCAAATGTTGGTTGATTACGTTACAAATCTCTTTCAACTTAGCTTCAATAGCAATAGCTGATAAACTGTTCTTGATATTACCTAAAGCATAACTACCTGTACTACCTTGACCCATTACGAGTAAATCTGCACTCAAAGCTGTTAAGATAGCATTGCTGTAATACTGTTTAATACTTGATGTGTCGTAAGCTTTACCACCTTCATTCTTTAATAATTCAAACTTAAACAAAGGTTGCTTAGTGTTCTCATCATAAGCTAGAGGTAATACCATACCTGATTGCTGATTCTGTTGAATGTTACGAACAATGTTCTTCCACTCTTGGTATTGAGCTTTTGTAGATTCATCAGCATCTTCTGCCATCACTTGAGGAGGAATCCATGCAACAGGAACTCCCGAAAGATCACGATTTAACCCCACGCTTTCAAGTTCTTCTACAGCACTCTTATACTTCCACGGGTAGTAACAGCCTTTCAATGGAGAATCACCAACAGGAGAGTCTTTCTTCTTACCTAGACGAAACAATAAGAACTTGTTACGAGGTAATGTAATCTCTTCACCTTTAGATGAAAGTAATACTTGTCCACGTTTACCTGTCTTAGCTACTGTTTGTGTTAAACCAATAAGGTTTTGTTCATCATCGTAGTTCCACTTAGAAATACTGTCTTGAGAACGAATTGGTAACTTACGGATACCAACCTTACCATCGTTATACTTACTACCTTTTGAGTAAAGTCGTCTACGAAGGATAATCTCATTAACACAGAACCCATATTGGTTCATACTTGCAACTTCTTGAACAAAGTCTTGCCAAGATTGGTTATCCATATCATCTAAGCATTCTTTGAAGAACTGAGCATATTCTTGCTCTTGTTCATTTGCTTTAGGGTGTGGTTTAACTTCGACATTAGCTTTAAGCATCATGTGTTCATAGTAGTTTAAAGCAGAAGCTACTGTAGAATCGTAACCCATTTGTTTATAAGTTAAGATGCTTTGAGGAAATTGTAACTCTCGTTTAATCTCTTCGTTGATCTGTCCGTTGTTTACCTTTAAACCAGTGTAACCTAATTGCTCAATTGTAAATCTTAAAGATTCTTTAGATGCTTTGGTAACATCCACTATATCACTCATGTTTTGTTCCTTGCATTAAAAATCTCTTGAGAATGGGTTTGATTGTGTAAACGAGGTAAGACTAATTGATGGTAAAGCTAATTGCTTACTGATGTAGTTAAAAGCATCTGATGTAGCATCGACCATATCGTCATGTCCTTTACGACCACCATCAAAACTTTCTAATTCAGAGATATACACTTTATTCCACGGTTCTTCTATCGGTAAACCATGATCATCAACATACTTCACATAACCTGCCTCTGCCATTGAAGCAAACGCACCGAAACGCAATACTTTGTTAGCTTTTGGTTTAATAAGTTTTACAGTAAAACCGTGTTCTGCTAACTTAGCTTGGACGGTCTTAGCGTAGCTCTGACTGCTTGCACCAACGTCTAATGGTAAGGTGATGATTGTATCTCTACCGTCTTCCATAGCTGTTCTTAGAATCATCTCTTCAACGCCTAGAAACTTCTTACGGAAACGAATTACGTTCTCAATTGTGTATACTTTGTCTTTATCTTTAGAAATAAGAACCCCTGCTGTGTAGTCAGGGTCTTTATATTTCTCACTCGGTTCAGATGCAGCTAAATCCCAAGAACGTACTCTTTGTACAGCTTTAATATTCGGATGACTTACTTTCTGAACCCAATCTTGCTTGAAGTAACCAGTAGACTCTTCACGAGCTGTCCAACTACCAAATAGTAATCGATCTTGCTCTACACGAGATAATGCTTTTAAGCTTGAGATATACGATGGATCAATGTAAGGGTTATCGTAGATTGTACTACCAATAACACACATTGACTTAACACCATTGTCTTTAGCTGTTCCGTAGACTACTTCAGCTTCTTCTCTTGAATCGTACCAATCAAAACCACCATCACGTAGTTTAACGAAGTAACGTGTTACTCCACGCTTCTCAGGGTCAGGAATACCTGTATCAGGGTCTAACCACCACCATATCCAATCTTTCAAAAATGAATCACAGTGAGGGTTTGTTGCCATACACATAGTTGATTTATGATAACCAACAACGCCTGAGTTACGGTTACGAGATAAGAGATATGTAATCATCTCTTCTGTAAATTCTGTTGCTTCATCGAAAGCAATATAATCAGCTTGTAAACCTTTAAACTTCTCTTTAGCTGCTTCGTTCTCATAGTGAGAAAACTGTAAAGAAGCTCCTGTAGAGAAGATTAGTTTACGATCTTTAATCTTAATCTTTAAGTTAGGGTCAATCCTACTATATAATGCAATAGCATCATCCCAAAGACCGCCTTGTTGTAATAACTGTGTAGATGTTCTACGGAAGATTACACCCCTTGAATAAGGGCAATTAATAAACCTTAACCATCTTAATAAAATAGAATATGATTTACTACTACCAGCACTACCACTGGCAATAGTAATATCTGCCTCAGAGTTAATGAATAACTCTTGTGGTTTACTGGCAGGAGCAATTACATCTCTTTGTTTTTCTTCTTGCATTGCTTACCTACAAAATAAGGGAGGGCTTACTTAGCCCCTCCCTCTAAAACTTTAAAGGAAATTAACGGAGTTGAATCAGACTTATCGTCTTGATCATCACCATCTGAACTTCCACCATTCACTGGCTTATACAAATCATCCATCATGTCTTGATATGTTTTCATAATGAATACAATAGCTTTCATACGCGTAGCTTCTGTTGTTCCTTCTGAATCAATCAGGTCATTTAGTTTTATCATTGCTTTGTTATTTAACGGTTTTAAACGTCTAAGAATTTGTTTAAATTCTTTTTCCCTAATTTCTTCACCAGTAAGAGACTTAGGATTAACCAAGTCCTTACCAGTTCCACGACCTTTCGGGTTTCCACTTTGTCCTTTGACAAAAGGCATTATATTTCTCCTGCCAGAGGCGTTTGATTAAAGGTATTTTACAGCCTTGACTTATTAGAAAGCTCTTGATAAATTTTACACGGTTGCGCCTGTTGAATCTACCCATACCATCGGATTTGTCTGCTTCACAAAAATTGGCTTGATTAGCGTCGTATCGAAGTATTGCTGCCCAGAATACAAAACAGCATCCGCCAAAGCAGTCGGTAGTATTGGTCTTTGTGCGGTAGTCCCTTTCGCCAGACCTTGCCAGCTATTTCTACCAATGTTAATAATCGGAGAACTTGTTGTTGCTGCGAAATGAATAGGCCTTGCTACAGTAGAAGGTATTGAGTTTTCAAAAATATTAACAATGCTTGCGGTCGGCATGTTGTCAATTCGAATGCCGTTTTTAAACTTGTTTTTATCAATATTAATTACATGCTGCCCTGTTGTAGTTGGCGGCTGAACTCTTACAGCTAGATTAGTCCCAACATGACCAATATTGTTGTTCTCAATATTTATATGTCCATTATTTGCGGTGATGTAAATATCGGCAAACTGTGATGTCGTTGCAGTTCCTGTAACACTATTTCCAATAACATCTAGCTTTTTGGCATCCCCACCATAAACATAAATTACTGCCGTTGGTGCAATTACATCGATAAACTCATTGTTAATGATCTTTAAATCTTCGGTTGTAAACTGAATGTATATCAATGATGGAGATATTTGTGTTGACGGAACAAAATCAGGGGTATGAATTAGCCTATTGTTCATTACAGAAACATGGTCTACATTCCATAATTGACATAGATTTCCAACATCGACGCAGATATTTTCACCGACATAGATTTTTGAAGTTGGTGCATCTCCTGTTGACAAGTCACCCTTTTTAATATTTGCGAGTTGTCTGCAATTTTTAGCCGTATTTTTATAAATAACTACATTTGTACCGCCACCATAACAATCTACACAATCTCCTTGTGTTTCAAATCCACCCAGATTTTCAAAGTGGTTATTGTAAATAAACACACCTGAATTTACATCACCTGTGATTTTAATACCGTCAATTAGGCTGTTTTTAATAGTATTTAGATAAATATAAACATTGCTACAGCCTTGTAATTGAATTCCTTGATTTTGCATTGCCCCTAAGTCAACTGTATTTTTATATATCTGAACTTGTTTGCAATTTTTCGGAGTAGAGATTGCTGATGTATTTGTCTGATTTTCAAATATCTGGATATTCGTTGAATTTTCAACATCAAAAAGAGTGGCGTTAAGTCCGCTTGAAAAACCTGTATAATCATGCTTAAAACCAAAGGCTCTTACATTTACTGAGTTTTTTATAATAAATGGTTTTGTTGCAGATCCAGTTACTGTCGTATTTTGAGCTTTAATTTCAAAATCATTGAACCCATCAAGTGTTATTGAAGATGAGCCAGACATAGATGCACCGTCAAAATAAATACCTTTATGATATTTACAAACATTAATTGCATTTTGAATGTTTGCTGAGTTTGCCATATCACCGAACCAAGTTGCAAGAGGTAATCCTGAAAATATGCGCTTCCAGCACCCTAAACTTGAGGATATAAAAGTCGCTTTGATGTAAATTCCCTCATTTACATCTAGTAACACCATTGAAGAATAGTCACCAACGACCCACTGAAAATATCCTGCTTTATCTTGCAAATAATATAAGGTGCCACTAGATGGTTTTAAGGATTTTAGTTTTATAATTGTCAATGCTTCCGAATCAAATAACCATCCAGTCATATCAGTGTTCGGATTTGCAGTATTATTAGTTACGGTTGATCGAACAATGTTTCCATCCGTAAGCATAACCCTTTTGTTGATTGGGTAGCCGTTAGTCTGTAATCCCCAATAATTGATCTTACCAAATTCATCTAAACCAGCTTTAAAATCGTATAAACCTAATGTAGCTGTTCCACCACTTGCAATCATTTCTTATTCCTTTTTATTATTGTTCAGATGTTAGGACAGTTACTGTGATATTTGATGCAGTTGGACTCCAAGCCCAAATAGGGAAACCCGCAGACACTTGTAAATCATTCTTTAGAATAGTGCATGCTGGTGTAGTTGAAGTGTTTGGAGGAGTTGCGGATGAAGATACAGTGAATTTAGTTCCAGTACCAACAATCTCTTGAACATACGCAGCGCGTGTTCCATCTAATATCTTTGTTGGTGTTGTTGTTAAGATGAAGGTTTGAGCTGCCATGATTTATCCTTTATTATTCTTATATAAGTAGTGTACTAATGACCACCCTACCTGTCTTAGCACTGAAAGCACATAATAGTGACATTGCATCACTTCAGCTTTCCTCTCCACAACTCCTGTTAGGGAATCTTATTATTTATTGTTATTTTCTTTCTTGTTATAAAACTAAATTGTTGATTGGCAACGTGCGAATAGTTGCTTTACATTGGTCGCTACTGCTGTTAATCGGTCACCAATGTTCATATTTTTACCGTATCGCCTACGGACACAATCAACAAAACTTTTAATCTAATAGATGGGATTCTTCTGAGGGGTAACACAACCATAAAACATTTGCTGTTCTACAATACCCTCAAACTTAATATTCTTATTATTGTTATCAGCAGAGCTGTAATAACTATCACGTAAGATTTTATCTACTTCATATCTACACACATTACAGAATGTCTCTTCTACAAACGACCCATCTTCTAACTTTCTTTTACCTGTTGGTCGTATAAGTATACGATTGCAACAAGTGCATCTTCCAGACATAAACATAATTCCTAATTATTATAATTTTATTGATGAAATGAACTGTGACTGGTGGACTTGAACCACCGACCTACGGATTAGTGTCCGTTGCTCTAACCAACTGAGCTAAGTCCATGTTAAGACTTTCTAAAACCGTTGTACACCGTTCCTAGTAGTTTCCGCTCACTTCATTCACTTCTCAATAAAATTGCTAGTTTAGCAGATTGCTAGACTTTCCTAGCAGTCAACTTACCTAGTGCGTTTCCAATCACGTTATGGAGGAGCTAGGCGGTGTAGCATTTCTACTAGACCTTTAAAAGTAATCGTGCGTCAGTACGTGACAACCGATACACTAACCGAAGTATTAGTTGACCTTTGTGTACGGTGGAAGGTCATAACACCTTTGCATTTTACTATCTAAACACGTTCTTCTCTGTGCAAAACGCTAGAGTTGTAGTTTAGTATGAAGGTAGTGGAACACCTATATCTGAAATGAGGGTGGTATTTTGTTAAGGTGAATACCGCCAAAACACCTGTTTAAGTAACCAAACAGTTTGAGCATTTACCGAAGTATCTAGGCTTGTTTGGTGTTGTTAACAATCCAAGTATTTGAGCATCGTATGTCTAATCGGTAATCGTCACTACCTTTCATACCAGCAGAATGCTAAAGTCACATTCTTCTAAGCTTCTTGGATATTCTTTGAATATGGAGCGGAATTATTAGAAATGCTCTAACTCTCGATTCATAAACTTAACTATTCGTTTACTTCACTACACCATCTTGGTTTCCGCATTAAGTGGTCTCGTAGGAGAGCTTCGAACTCCCAACCAACTGTGTAGTTTTACAATGCATAATCTTCATCGTATATCGCTTTAGATAAAGTGTTTTTACTAACTCCGAAAGTCTGGCTAGTCCAGCTATGCCGTACACCTTATCACCCTTAACAAACAAACTTCTTATCTCAAGAACTTCTTCATAACTTAAAGCTTTACTTTTAGCTTTAAGGTTAGTTGATAGCTTTCCGTTACACGACCTGCTACAAATTGATCTTGAATTTCTTATGTTCCTAACTTCTCTTTCAAAATCTTTACCACAACAAATGCAAGAAAGCGTCCTAACACTCCGACCAGTTGTAACCTCTTTGGTTGTTTTCTTTAGGTGTTCTTCTTTGGTCAATATTTGTAGATTCGAAATTTCATCATTATTACAATTACCATCAATATGATCAACCTCATAGTCATTTGACAACACGTACCCAATTTTAACACACATTAAATATCTTGCGTAAGAAACTGTCGTTCTATCATTTCTACTATTAATCAAATCAACCCTTCTTCTACCCTTACTGTCTTCCCTAAGATAGGCTTTTCTGTAGAGGGTGTTAAAAGGACTTTCAAGTGTAACTACCATATTTCGCTCCTATGGTCTTTTGTTAATATTGATGAAACATCCTAGAGCGAATAGAATGTTTCTCGATATTAACTTGGTTGTGGAGTCCTCACAGTGAATCGAACACTTCGGCTACCTTCCCTCTGTTTAATGCCACAAACTTA